TGCAGATTTTGGTCTGTACGGAACCCGGGGGTTTCGCGGCTTCCCCGAAATGGGGTTGACCTGCGGTTTTGCTGATACCTTGTTGATTCCCGAAATGGGAGGAATGTCATGCCACCCCTACCTAAAGATCCTTCTGTGCGCGCTCGGCGCAATAAGTCGTCGACGCGGGCTACGTTGTCTGCGGATCATGATGTGGTCGCTCCTGAGTTGCCGGATGGTGTGGTGTGGCATCCGTTGACGGTGCGTTGGTGGAATGACATTTGGGCGTCGCCGATGGCCCCGGAGTACACCGATTCGGATATCAACGGGCTGTTTCGTGTGGCGATGTTGTACAACGATTTTTGGACCGCGGATACCGCGAAGGCGCGGGCGGAGGCTCAGGTTCGGCTAGAGAAAGCCGATACCGATTATGGGACGAATCCGTTGGCTCGCCGCCGTCTGGAGTGGCAGATTGAGGCGACGGAGGATTCCAAGGCGAAGGGGTCGAAGCGGCGGAAGTCGGAGGCCGCGCCCGTGAGTCATCCTGATCCCGGTGACGATCCGCGCCTGAAGCTTGTGACGTAGCGGTTCGACCGAGGCAGCTTAGATGGCTGTACTTCAGGTGCCGGCCGTGGATTTGGCGTTCCCGACGCTGGGTCCGCAGGTGTGCGACTTCATTGAGGATCGGATGGTGTTCGGCCCGGGCTCGCTGTCGGGTCAGCCTGCACGTCTCGATGACGAGAAGCGCGCGCTGGTGTATCGGCTGTATGAGTTGTATCCGCGTGGGCACCGTTTGGCTGGCCGTCGGCGGTTCGAGCGGGCCGGTGTCGAACTCAGGAAGGGTGTAGCCAAGACCGAGTTCGCGGCGTGGATTTGCGGTGTGGAGTTGCATCCAGAGGCGCCGGTTCGGTGTGACGGTTTTGACGCCGCGGGGAATCCTGTGGGTCGGCCGGTGCGGTCGCCGGTGATTCCGATGATGGCGGTCACCGAGGAGCAGGTGTCGGAGCTGGCGTTCGGTGTGCTGAAGTACATCTTGGAGAACGGCCCCGATGTTGATCTGTTTGATATCAGCAAGGAGCGGATCGTCCGGTTGTCGCCTTCGGGTGGCGAGGATGGGTTCGCTGTTGCTGTGTCGAATGCTCCGGGGTCTCGCGATGGCGCGCGGACGACGTTTCAGCATTTCGATGAGCCGCACCGGTTGTTTATGCCGAGGCATCGTGACGCGCACGAGACGATGTTGCAGAACATGCCGAAGCGGCCGATGGAGGACCCGTGGACGTTGTACACGTCGACTGCTGGGCAGCCTGGTCAGGGCAGCATCGAAGAGGACGTGCTTGCCGAGGCGGAGTCGATCGCCAGGGGTGAGCGGCAGGACCCGTCGCTGTTCTTCTTTCGGCGCTGGGCTGGCGATGAGCATGATGATCTGTCCACCGTGGAGAAGCGTGTCGCCGCTGTCGCGGATGCCACTGGCCCTATTGGGGAGTGGGGGCCGGGGCAGTTTGAGCGGATCGCGAAGGACTACGACCGCACGGGTATTGACCGCGCTTACTGGGAGCGGGTCTATCTGAATCGGTGGCGTAAGTCTGGCTCTCAGGCGTTCGATATGACGCGCCTGGTGCAGTGCGATGAGACGGTGCCGGATGGAGCGTTCGTCACCGCTGGGTTTGACGGGTCGCGGTGGAGAGATGCGACGGCTGTCGTGGTCACTGAGATTGCGACGGGACGCCAGATGTTGTTGGGCTGTTGGGAGCGGCCCGAGAACGTCGAAGAGTGGGAAGTCCCTGAGCATGAGGTGACAGCGCTCGTTGTGGACATGATGTCGCGGTTTGAGGTGTGGCGCATGTACTGCGACCCGTGGGGCTGGGATTCGACGATCGCCGCGTGGGCGGGTCGTTTCCCGGATCGGGTTGTGGAGTGGGCGGTTGGCGGCGGCGGCAGTTTGAGGCGTGTGGCTGCTGCGACGCAGGGTTATGCCGATGCATTGGCGACTGGCGACGCGGCGCTGGCTGCCAATGTGTGGCGGCCGAAGTTTGTTGAGCATATGGGTCATGCGGGGCGGCGTGAGCTGAAGCTGGTGGACGATGCAGGCCAGCCGCTGTGGGTGATGCAGAAGCAGGATGGCCGTTTGGCCGACAAGTTTGATGCTGCGATGGCGGGGATGTTGTCGTGGGAGGCGTGTGTTGATGCGCGTCGTGATGGTGCACGTCCGCGCCCGAAAGTGTTTGCGCCTAGACGGATCTACTAGTCGACATAGAGACAGAGAGGGGGTCAGCTGTTGACTGCTTCAACGCCAGCGGAATGGCTCCCGGTATTGACGAAGCGTATCGACGACGGAATGTCGCGGGTGCGTTTGTTGGCGCGTTACTCCAATGGGGATGCTCCGCTGCCCGAGTTGACGAGGAACACGTCTGCGGCGTGGCGTTCGTTTCAGCGTGAGGCGCGCACCAACTGGGGTCTGATGGTGCGTGACTCTGTTGCTGACCGGATCATCCCGAATGGCATCACGGTTGGTGGTTCCGCCGATAGTGATTTGGCGTTACGTGCACGGCGCATCTGGCGGGATAACCGCATGGATTCCGTGTGTAAGCAGTGGGTCAAGTATGGGCTGGACTTCGGGGAGTCGTATTTGACGTGCTGGCGTCGTGATGACGGTACGGCGACGATCACAGCTGACTCTCCTGAAACGATGGTTGTCAGCGTTGACCCGCTGCAGCCGTGGCGGATCAGGTCCGCTATGCGGTGGTGGCGGGACCTCGATGCCGAGTCGGATTTTGCGATTGTGTGGTCGGGTGACGGGTGGCAAAAGTTCGCCCGTCCGTGCTTTGTGCAGTCGTCGTCCCGGCGCAGGCTGGTGACGCGAATCTCAGACTCGTGGGTTCCGGTTGGTGATGCTGTAGTGACCGGTTCGCCGCCGCCGGTGGTGGTGTACCAGAACCCTGATGGCATGGGCGAGGTGGAGCCTCACATTGACATCATCAACCGGATCAACCGGGCTGAGCTTCAGTTGTTGTCCACGATGGCGATCCAGGCTTTCCGTCAGCGTGCGTTGAAGTCGACGGATAATGGGTTGCCGAAGGTCGATGAGAACGGCAACGCGATCGACTACGCCTCGATCTTTGAGGCCGCGCCGGGAGCGTTGTGGGAGTTGCCCCCTGGGGTTGATATCTGGGAATCGCAGACGAACGACTTCACTCCGATGTTGTCGGCGATCAAGGAGCATATTCGACAGCTGTCGTCGGCGACCAAGACTCCGTTGCCGATGCTGATGCCGGACAGCGCGAACCAGTCAGCTGAGGGTGCGCACAACATTGAGAAGGGCTTCTTGTTCAAGTGTCAGGATCGGCTTTCGATAGCGAAGATCGGCCTGGAGGCCATCTTGGTCAAGGCGATGCAGATTGAGGGCGAATCGGTTGAGGACACCGTTGATGTGTCGTTCGAATCTCCAGATCGTGTGACGCTGGGGGAGAAGTATTCCGCAGCATCTCTGGCTAAGGCGGCCGGCGAGTCGTGGGCGTCTATCCGGCGGAACATCCTGAACTACAACGCCGATCAGATCAAGCAGGACGATCTTGATAGGGCGCGTGAGCAGATAACCCTGTTCGCCGGCAACTCGGTGCAGCGCCCCCAGGAAGATGGATCACGCTGAGTATGCGGCTGCGACCGCTGAACTGAGGCGCAGACTGCTCGAATATGTGTCCGCAGCGTGGACATCGGTAACGCTGTCTGACAGTGGACTGCAAGAGCTGACATCTTCGGTGGCACCGGTTGTCCAAGCGGCCCAAGAGTCGATGGCTGCCATGACTTCGGTGTACATCGCAGAAGTCACCCAGCAGTCACCGGTGCAGGCCGTCGAGGTTTCCGCGATTCGCGGTGTGCCGTCGGAGACGGTGTACGCGCGACCTGTGATCACAGCACGTACGGCACTGTCGGAAGGTAAGAGCGTCGCAGCGGCACTCCGTGCCGGTCAGCGCCGTATCGAGAACCTGGCGGGCACCGACCTGCAACTAGCGAAGACGCACCAGGCTAGGGCGTCGTTCAACCGCAGCGGTGTCCAGTTCTACCGCCGCGTCTTGACCGGAAACGAGAACTGCGCGCTGTGCGTCATCGCATCAACCATGCGGTACCGCAAAAACTCGCTGATGCCAATCCATCCGGGATGCGATTGCGATATCGACGTGATCCCGCCGGGGATGGACTTCGACACGATCAGCACGGAACTTCTCAACGAAACGCATGACCAGGTGAAGGCGTTCGCGGATATCGCAGACCGCGGCGGCCGCGCCGTTGACTACCGAAAGTTGATCGTCACCCGCGAGCACGGCGAGGTTGGGCCCGTCCTCGCATGGCGTGACCAGAAGTTCTCAGGCCCCAAAAGCATCCAGCGCTGACCCCCGGCGGTCTGGATAACGCACACATGTCCCGTAACGGGGCATGTCACAAAGAAAACCCATCCGCAAAGGAAACAAACCCTCATGTCTGATGATGTGACAGCAGAAACGTCGGAACACAGCGCCGTAACGGAGCCAGTGGAACCGGCAGTCGACCAGGACACAACCGCCACGGTTGAGGAGCCAACGCAAGCTCCGAAACCAACCGAGACGGTCGAGTTCTGGAAGAAAATGGCCCGCAAGAACGAGGCGCAAGCCAAGGAAAACTTCGCGGACGCCAAGAAATGGCGGGAGTCGCAGGAAAAGATCGGCGACGACCCGCTGTCCCGGATCGAAGAACTGGAACGAAAGTTCGAGACGGCTGAGCGTGAACGCATCCGCAGCAATGTGGCGCGCGAAACGAAAGTCGACCCGGAGTTCATTCATGGCGATACCGAGGAAGAGATGCGCGAATCCGCCGACCGGTGGAATGAGTTCGTCAACAAGCGGATCGAAGAAGCGCTGAAGGCAAAGTTGGCGTCGTCGGCCGTGCCGACGTCGGAAGTCACATCAGACAAGAAGGTTGAAGGCCCGAAGCCTCTCACCCCCGCCGAGTACGCGGCGCTGCCGCCTGCCGAGCGGAAGAAAGCGCGCGAAGAGGGCCGCCTCGACAGCTATCTACGTGGAGAACTCCACTAACACAGAAGGGAGCCAAAAATGGCTTTCAACAACTTCATTCCCGAACTCTGGTCGGACATGCTCCAGGAGGAGTGGACCGCCCAGACCGTTTTCGCCAACCTCGTCAACCGCGAGTACGAAGGCACCGCAAGCAAGGGCAACGTGGTGCATATCGCGGGCGTGGTGGCACCTACCGTCAAGGACTACAAGGCCGCTGGCCGGCAGACCTCGGCGGACGCGATTTCCGACACCGGTGTCGATCTGCTCATCGATCAGGAAAAGTCGATCGACTTCCTCGTCGATGACATCGACCGTGTTCAGGTCGCCGGGTCGCTGGAGGCCTACACCCGTGCTGGTGCCACGGCCCTGGCCACCGACACCGACAAGTTCATCGCTGACATGCTGGTGGACAACGGGACCGCGCTTACCGGTTCTGCTCCCTCGGATGCTGATGATGCGTTCGACCTGATCGCCAAGGCGCTCAAGGAGCTGACGAAGGCGAACGTCCCGAACGTGGGGCGTGTCGTTGTCGTGAACGCGGAGATGGCGTTCTGGCTGCGTTCATCCGGGTCGAAGCTGACCAGCGCGGACACCTCCGGCGACGCTGCTGGTCTGCGCGCGGGCACCATCGGGAACCTGCTGGGTGCTCGGATCGTGGAGTCGAACAACCTGCGGGACACTGACGATGAGCAGTTCGTCGCGTTCCATCCGTCGGCTGCTGCGTATGTGTCGCAGATCGACACCGTTGAAGCGCTGCGCGACCAGGACAGCTTCTCCGACCGTATCCGCGCTCTGCACGTGTACGGCGGCAAGGTTGTTCGCCCGACTGGTGTGGTCGTCTTCAATAAGACGGGCAGCTAGCCACAGCGATGTTGCTTGCTACCGCCGATGACGTTGCTGCGGCGCTCGGATTGCCGAGCGCCGCAGCGCTCACACCGGAGCAGTCTTCCCGTGTGGATGGCGTGCTGGGCCGTGTCAGTGACACCTTCCAGCGCGTCACCGGGCGGGTGTTCACCACCGGGGCCACTCAGGTGCGGGCGCAGGTCGTCAATGGGCGCGTGTGGCTGCCTGGCGTGGTGGATGAAGTCGAAGCAGTCACGCTTACCGGTGGAGAAGAAGTCGACTTCAACCAAGACGGTAACTATGTGGATGTCACCAGAAATGGGTGTTCGCTCGTTACCGGCACAGTGGTGATCGTCGAATATGTTGGCGGAGGTGTGCCCGACTCTGTAACAGAGTTTGTGGCTGCGGTCGCCGCACGCCACCTTACGGTGACGCCGGGTTCGGTTTCATCGCAGGCGGTATCGCTGACGGCAGGGCCGTTCACCCAGCGGAACGCAGAGTGGGTGTCCGGGACGGCAGTGTTCACCCGGGACGAGTTAGAAGATGCGAAACGGTTCGCCAACCCTGCACCTACGATCACGATTCACCGGCTATGACGTTTCCAACCGCGTACACGGTGACGCATTACCCGCACGTCGGTGACTCGACGGATGGATTGGGGAACACGGTTCCCCAGTTCGGTGCCGGGGTGTCTGTTCCGGTGATCCAACTTGCCCCGCATGTGCAGGTGGTGGGGACGTATTCGATTGTGGAAACCGAAACGATCGATGTTGACCTGTACTTGCCGCCCGGTTCACCGGTGAAGGTGAAAGACCGTGTGGGGTACGGGTCAGATGTGTTCGATGTGGTTGCGGTTCGTGACTGGAACATGGGTTTTCACGGTTGGGCGCCGGGTTTGGTGGCAGAACTTCGGAAGGTGTGATGAATCGTGGCTAACGGTCCAACGAGGAAGAACCCTTTGGCGAAGTTCGGTGTGCGGCTGGACGATTTCGACAAACTGCCTGAGGTGAATCAGGGCGTCAACGAGTTCATGGACGAGGTTGTTGCCGCGTGGAAGAACAATTCTCCCGTGGGCACCGGCGCTTACCGTGATTCTGTTCAGGTGACGGAACGGTCCACGAACAAGGGCCGCGGGAAGGTCGGCGCGACTGATCCGCAAGCGCATCTCGTGGAGTTCGGGTCGGCGCACAACGACGAGTACGCGCCGGCGCAGAAGACAGCTAAACAGTTCGGCGGCACCGCGTATGGTGACTGATTCAGCGCCGAGTATCCACCGTGTGTTGGTGGCGTGGCTGTCCCCTTTGGGGAAGGTTTCTACTCGCCGCTTGTCGGGTGATCCGTTGCCGCATCGTGTGGTTCGCCGCGTCGATGGGCGTGATGTTCCCGAGGAAGGCAGCGATGTGGCTGTTGTGTCGGTGCATACGTTCGCCGCGTCTGATGAGGCCGCTGAGAATGAGGCCGAGTTGACGCACCAACGAATGCTGGAGCTTGTCGTTAACCCGCTGACGGAGATACCGGTCGGCGGTGGTGTTGTTGCGCGTATCGATTATGCGCGTGTGCTGATGAAACCGGTCCTCGTCGAGTATGACGACGACGGCCACTTGGTGCGGCATGTGGGCCGCTACGAGATCGGTGTTCAGTACATCTAATTGAAGTTTCAGCCCTGACAAGGGGCCTGGCGGATAGTGCCGGGTCCCTTTTTGTTCGCCGGAAATTTTCGCAATCCGGTCCCTTATCCAAAATGAGAGGAGCGTCCCTATGACGCAGCCATTGACCGGCACCGACTGGAGCGCCGGCGGATTCACTGACATTCACAAGCCGTTCATCGAGCGTGGCGGGCTGCAGGCGGTGTTCATCCGCGACAATCGCGGTGCCGCGACTGACATGTCGCCGTTCGAGGATGATTGCGTGACGGTGAAGTGGTCGCCGTTCGCGCAGGACGGCAAGCTTCGCGATGACCTGTTCATTCGCCGGAAGGTGAACGGCAAGTACGAGTACAACACTGACCCGAATGAGGGTTGGTGGCACATCGGATGCAACCCCGAAGATGGCGGCGCGGAGCGTGAACCGGATGTCACCTCTGACGATCTGATGGTGTTGCAGTCGAAGTTCCCGGTCGATTCTGAGGTGACGGAAAAGTCGTACTCGGTGCGGTTCGTGGCGCTCGGTACTGCTGATCCGCTGATTCACCGGCTGGAGTCGGAACTTCCGTTGTGCGACAACGCCGGTAATCCGCTGGTGGCTCTTCCCGGTACCCCTGACTACGGTGAGGGTCCGCTGCTGGACGCTGACTCGGCGGAGTACCAGCTGCTGCTGCTGTACGCGCGCCGCACTTCCGGCGGGTTCATTTACCGCGCTGAGGGTTACCCGGCGGTGAAGCTGGACGACCAGGCGTCGAAGCAGCGTTCCAAGACCGACCCGGACACGGCGGACCTGACGTACAAGGTTCTGCCGAACGAGTACTTCATGCGGCCCGACCCGGCGGGAACGATCGCCCTTGTTCCCGGCTACTTCTATGTGTGGATGGGCGGCCCGGGCTGGGCTGAGCAGTACTCGGACGGCAGCTAGCCGGTGAATCGTCCTGCCGGGTGGGTTGGTTTGGGGCTGGCACCCACCCGGCAGGCACCACACAAAGCCAGCCCACCGCCCCTGTATCAACCCCTTTTTGAAGGAAGCCCCTGATGTCTGTGAAGAAACCCGAGAACAATGGTGCCGCCGCGCGTGAACAGGCCACCGAGTTCGATTCGCCGTTCGCCGATCGTGTCCTTCGGTTCGATGACGGCACCACCATGACGATCCCCCCGCACCCCAACTTGCGGATGCTCGACGACGATGCGCTGGAAGCATACGAGGCGTACCTCGAAGAGATCGAAACCTATGACCGGGAGCCTGACCTGTATATCCCGGAGCAGACGGTGAAGGACCGTGACGGCAACGAGATGGTGTTGCCGGCGGAGACCCGTCCCGGCGCGGTCAAGGGGCCGCCGTATTTCAAGGACGGTAAGCGTGTATCGCCGCCGCGTGAGGTGCGGATCGTTCAGGTCATCTTGGGCATGGACACCTACGAGGTCCTGCGGTCGAAGAAGATCAACGGACGTCCTGCCGGTGCCCGTGATGTGTGGCGGGCCTGGACCGAGCAGGGCTTCACAATCGCGGAACGAGCTGAGTCCGACTCGAAAAGTGATGGAAGCTCAGTGGTTCTGGAGACTGTACCCGAGACAGATAGCGAGTGACCTGCGCCGGTTCTTCGGGCTGAGCGTCGCCGATTGGCATCAAGGCAGGCTGTCCAGCTTGGAGTTGCTGGACCTGTTCGGGGTGCGGTTCGTGGACAATCCTGAAGAACGCGTTCGGGAGTTGTATGTGGATTTCGCGCCTGTCAATGGCGCGGTGGCGCGGGCTGTTCGCGGGGGCCGCTGGTCTGAGTCGGAGTTGATAGCGGCGGAAACATACAACGAGATCGCCCGGTTCAGGGCGTCATTCCATGCATCGAGAAGCCGTAAAGCGGCGTATGAGCCGTTCGCTTTTGAGGATCCGGTTGATCGGCTGGAGAAGGCGCGTGCGTCGGTTGAGGCGCATGAGTTGCAGCGTGAGGTTGAGGCCGATCTGTTCGGCTGGTGACGGGGAGGTGAGTGTCTGATGTGTGCTATTGATGGATGCGATCGACGAGTCTTCTCCCATAAGAACGGGCTGTGCGCAACACATGACCGATACCTGCGCCGGTTTGGCATTGCGGAGCCGACGCTCCAGCAGAGATTGTTTGCGAAGGTGGACAAGTCTGCGCCAGGTGGGTGCTGGCTTTGGACGGGCGGAACTACTAACCATGGGTATGGGAGGTTTAATAACCTTTCGCCGCACCGTCTTTGCTATGAGTGGGCGCACGGAGAGATCCCGCCCGGTATGGAGATAGACCACATCTGCCACGTCACTCTGTGTGTCAACCCGGATCATCTTCGCGTTACCACCGCGAAGCAGAATCGTGAGAATAGATCCTCTGGGTGGGGCAGGAGCGGAGTGCGTGGCGTGCGTTTCAAGGCTGGCAAGTGGGAGGCGGTCGTAGTTCATAACCGTCAGCACATTTACTGCGGACGGTTCGAGAGCAAAGAGTCCGCCGCTGCGGCCGCTAAGGCGAAGCGAATCGAACTGTTCACTCATAACGACGGTGACCGGGGAGCGTAATGCCTATCTACGTCAACATTATTTCCCGTCTTGATGAGCGTGCTGCTGCGGTGGCGGCGAAGAACATTGAGCGTGAGATGGAGGCGGCTGGGGCGCGCGCGGGGTCGTCTGCTGGTCGTGCGATTGGCGAGAATGTGGGCCGGGAGGCTGCTGCTGCTGGTCGTAATGCTGGCGAGCAGTTGTCGCGTGAGGTTGATCGTGCGACGCGTCAGGCTGGTTCTCGTATTGTTGATGGTTTTTCGTCGCATGGTGTGTCGGCGGGCCGGGGGTTTGGTTCGTCGTTTGGTTCGTCTCTTGCGTCGTCGTTGCCTGTGGCGGGCCGGTTTTCGGCTGCGTTGTCGGGGTATGAGGGTGCGGCGTCGAAGGCTGGCGCGTTGGCTGGTCGTGCGTTGGGCACGGCGTTCACCGCGGCCGCGACGGGCATTATCGGCGCCGCCGGTGTTGCCCTGTTCAAGGGGTTCGACAGGTACAAGTCCCTTGATGCGACGTCGCACCGTCTTGCCGCGATGGGGAACAGCGCCGAGCAGGTTAAGACGATCATGTCGGATATCAACGAGGTGGTTGTTGGTACTCCGATCGCGTTGGATGAGGCGGCAAAGGCGGCTACTCAGTTCCTTGCCGGTGGGGTGAAGCAGGGCCGCCCGTTGCAGGCGGCGTTGACGGCGATCGCGGACGCTGCCGGTGCGTCTGGCCAGAAGTTCGGCGACCTGGCCGTCATCTTCAACCAGGTGTTCAACAAGGGCAAGCTGCAGGCCGAAGAGATGTTGCAGCTCAATGAGCGTGGCATCAATGTTCAGGCGGCGTTGCAGAAAGAGTTCGGCCTGACGAGCGCCGAGATTCAGAAGATGTCGCAGGACGGCACAATTTCGTTCGGCATGCTTGTGCAGGCGATTGAGGGCCAGTTCGGTGGCATGTCGAAGAAGCTGGCCGACACCGTTGACGGCGCCTTGTCGAACATGAACGCCGCTGTGGGCCGTGTTGGGGCGAACTTCATTTCGGCTTTGTTTGGTGACCCGTTGGACACGACTGAGGGTCCCGGGGCGCTTGCGAAGTCGATCAACAATGTGACCGACAAGCTGAATGACCTGAACGCGTGGATCGTTGCCCACAAGGACGACATCAAGGATGCGTTCGAGGGCGCGGTCGAGACTGCGCAGGATCTGTGGGATGCGCTGTCAAGCGTGGTCGAAATGCTGGACCGGATAGGCATCAGCGTTGGTGATGTAGTGACCGCGTTTATGGCGTGGAAGGCTATCGCCGGTGTTACCGCGTTGACGCAATCCCTTTCAACAGTGAGCACTACCCTGGCGGGGCTTCCCGCGACTGCCGATAAGTCGGCTAAGGGAATCTCTGCTGCGCTGTCGCGGGTGGCGGTCCCGGCGTGGTTGGCGTTCCTGGTCGCGCAGAACGGCCCTGAGATTGAGCAGGCCATTCAGAACGCGATTCCTGGCGCGGAGAATTGGAATCATTCGAACACGCCAGACCAGTTGGGGCGCAGAGCCCGTGAGTGGTGGGACCGCAACATTCAGGGCGGCACGGGGGTTGATCCGCAACCGTCGCCGTTGCCGCAACTTGGCGGCGGGCCTGGGCCTGGTACGCCTACGGTTGGTGGTATCCCGATACCTGGGCTTGCTGGTCCGAACTCGAACGGTCCAGCGTCCCCGTTCGGCAACCTTCCCGGTCAGGTTCCATTGGATGTTTCCGTGGAGGACCGACGCGGGCGCCGTGGCGGTGGTGGTGCTGCTGCTGATGCGGGTCATGATGGTCCGTTGGCTGATCTGTTTCCGGGCGCTGCGGGTAGTGCCGGCGGGTCGTCGTCGTCTGGCCCGAAGTTGCCGGATGCACCGGTGTTGCCGTATGACACGACGTTGCCGCCGGGGATTCCAGGCATGCCGCAGGACGCTGCCGTGTTCTCCGCTGAATCGTCGTATCTGGATGCCCGCCACAAACTGGCGGAGAAGCGTGCCCGCGCAGCCCAGTTGGAGCAGTCCACCGAGGCAACCGAAGAGGACCGGCTCAAGGCCCGTAACGATGTGATCGAAGCGGAACGTGACCTTCAGGCCGCCGAGATGCGCATGTCGGATGCGCGGGCGAATCAGTACGAGAAGCTGACGAAGCAAACCGATCAGCACGCCAAGGATTTGGGGCAGATCGGCGCCAAGCTTGATCAGGATTTCGGTATCTCGAAGGGTTTGGCGGGGATCGCGGAGAACATCACGAAGTTCGTGGCGAACCTTGCCGCCGCACCGTTGTTGGGGCAGTTGCAGGCCATTTCGGCCTATAACCCGACCCAGGGCGGGCACGGGTTGATGGGTGTGCTCGGCGCGCAGGGTGTGTTCGGGCCGCAGTACCAGAACAACCAGTATGACCGGGGCTCCTACCCGTCCGCCGGTGCGACCGGTGTGTCCATGACGCCGATCGGTGCCTATCCCGGCGACGCGGCGCTACTCGCCAACGTTCCGGCGGGCCGGTACACACAAGAACAACGCGGCGACCTGACGCAGGGTTTGGCTGATTGTTCTAGCGCTGTTGAGGATCTGGTCAACTTGATGGATGGCCGCCCGACGACCGGCGCGAGCATGTCGACCCACAATGCGGACGAGTGGTTGACTGCGCGTGGATTCGTCAAGGGCATGGGCGGGCCTGGCGATTTCCGGGTCGGTTTCAACGCCAGCCACATGCAGGCGACGCTGCCTGGCGGCACCCCGTTCAACTGGGGCAGTGACGCGGCAGCGGCGCGGCGCGGTATTGGCGGCACGGGCGCCGACGATCCGGCGTTCACGTCGCATTACTACCGGCCGGTGACGTCGGTTCCTGGCGGGTCGGCGGCGGCGGCGGGTGCTCCGGGGTTGTACAGCCCGCAGAACACCAACCCTGCGTTGAATAACCCGCCGGCTCCGGTGTCGTCGGGTGCGTGGGCGACGAATCCTGCCCCGCTGCCCACCACGGGCGGCGGTGGCGGCCCGATGGCCGCTGGCGCACCGCAAGGCCTGTTCACTGGCGGGCCGACGAACACCACCAACATCGGGGCGAACGTCGCACCGTATGCCGGGTCCGGTTCCGGTGGTATCGGCATGGACGGTGGTGGTGCGCTTGGCATGGCGGTGCAGGCCGGTGGTATGGCGCTGGACGCGATGGCCCCGGGTGCGGGTCAGGCCGCGCAGACTGGGGTGAAGCTGATCAACCGTGCCATCGAGTACGGCGGTCAAGTCGCCGCGATCGGCGCCCAAGGGTTGATGGAAACGTTCTTGCCTACGGGTGGTTCGGATTTGGCGAACAACAACTGGATCACCCGCATTGCCGGGGGGATTGCTGGTGCGGCCCCGGCGTTGCCGAACCTGGCCGGCCAAGCATCCCAGCAGCGCAAGGACATCGACCCACAGGCCACAGGCCAGGGTCAAACCCAAGTCAACCAGGGTGGCGACACGAACATCACGGTCAACAACCAGCGCGCCACCGAAGACGGTACAGGCCGCGACATCGCGTATCACCTGCAAAACCAGTACGTCATGCCGGGAGGGTAAATGGCTAAGAAGCATTACCCCGCCACTGGTGTAACCCCGCACGGATGGTATGACCTCGCCAAGGGTGAAAAGCCGATGATGTGGCTCGACGCCTACGACGGGTCGATCACTTTCCACATGATGGGCGGGATGGCGGTCCCTGACCGGGTTGTAGCCCCGGAGATGGTGCACCTCACATCACTCAAGGGGTTGATCCCGCCGTGGAAGCACATCGACCAGAAGGGCGCCACCGAGGACGGAATCACCAATATTGATGCGCTCTACGACCCGATTGAGGTTGAGGTGGGGGTGGAATGCCGTGGCCGGTCGCCGAAGTGGACGCGCAGGGTCTACCGCGATCTGGTCGCGTCGATCGACGCGAAGCAGGAATCGACGTTGAACTTCCTCACCCACGACATGGGGCACTGGTGGGCGCCGGTCAGGTGGTTCCAGGGCGCGCCGCAAGCACCGCTGGAGATCGGCAAGCGGCAGCGTGAAAGTTTGCGCCTGCGGGCCGATTCGGGGTTCTGGCGTACCTACGACTACGCGGCGAGTTTCCAGTTCGAGTATGAGTCGATGACCGACACGTTCAACTATGACACGTCGGGCACGCAGGACCTCGGCGCGGACTGGCCGCTGTACTACGAGGGTGACGGCGGCGGGTACGTCTACGCCAATGGTGACCAGGCGAGGTGGCGGGACGACCCGGACGATCCGCTGACAACGGATACCCGAGAAGTGGTGTGCGGGCCGTACAAGGATTTCGACACCGACACCGACAATCAGGTTGTGTCGATGGTGCTTGGTGGGTTTCAGGAGTGGAGTGTCCCTGATAGTGGGGCGAATGACCTGTGGGCGCGCATGGGCCGCGACAGCAACGGCGACTGGGACGGTAACGGTGTCCGCATGCGTGTGCAGGGCAACTGGATCAAACTGTCGAGGTTCAACAACTTCTCGCAGACAGTGATGTTCCAACGGCCGCTGCTGGTGGCCCCGCTGATCGGGGAAAAGTTCACCCTGGTCGCGGGTTATGAGGGTAATCCCCGCACGTTCAAGGTGCTGCGCAACGGGTTGCCGATCCTGTCGCACAAGGAAACCGGCACCGGTAGTGAACTCGGGCCGGACTATCGGGGCATCGGGTTCGGTATGCAGGCCGGTGGCGCGTTGATCACCCAGGCAACACCAGCCCCGGTGCGGAAGATATCCGCCGGCGACAACGCGAACGTCACCCAATCAGGTTTTGTGCCGATGGTCAATGTGGGTGACCAGCCGATGTATTGGGATGCCACTCTGTTCGGTCCGGGCACGTTCCGGTTGTACGACGGCCCGGGTGCGGATGAGTATGTGGAGTTCGGTCCGCTGCTGCCGAATCAGATTGTGTTCCTACGTACCGACCCGCGCTCACAGACGACTCTTGTGCAGGATTTGACGTCTGTGCCGCCGTCGCCGCAGGAGCTGAACATCTTCCAACAGGCCGTGAAGTCGTTGTTGTCGTTCTTCTCTGAGCAGAACGCGTTCACCGATCAGATCGGTTCAATGTTCGGGATTGTTCCGCCGCAGGGCAACTTCTACAAGTACCTGTCGGGGCGGTTCAGTGAGAACGCGGCGATCCCCGCGAAGTCGCCTGGCGAACCGGCGCAGCAATTTTTCGTGAAGACAGAAATTGTTGGTGGCAACGCTGACTCGAAGGTAATTCTTTCGGGGACTCCGTTGCGCCGCTACCCAATGTAGTTCACCGACTGCTGTTTGACAGCCCCGTGGTTTTTCTGGCTCGTGGGGTGAATTGGTGATGCCCGGAAAGGAGGGGATGACGGTTGTCGAAGTTTGAACGCGAAACCGCCGCATGGCAATCCGCCCTCCAGTCCGGCGACCCCAACAGGATCGCACGAACCGCGCGGGCGTTGGCGGAACGCAAATCGAAGGTAGACACGTCGTTCCGGTTCACGGTGTGCGACAAATTCTGGCAGCCGATGGGCTCGGTTGGTGGCGACCTGATCGAGGCGTCGGGTGCTGACCCGCGCAACGATGTGGAAACCGGCCGGATCGTACTCAAAGGGAACAGTCCCCTCATCCCTTTGTTCATGGACTGCAAAAAGACGATGGTAGGTGTCATCGTCGAGACAGCGGGTTTGCGGTATGCGTTCTACACGAAGAACCACACCTACGAGTACCGTGACAGCGCATGGACCGGCACCGCTGAACTGCGCGGTATCCGCGACATCCTCAACTACTACGTGATTTGGCCGTCGTGGTGGCTGCCGATTCAGGCGCAGCCGTTCTCACACGCGGTGTTCGTGTGGGCGTTGCAAACCGTCGTTGAGAACATGGTCGCAGAATGCGCTCTGCGGTTGCAGTCCGGGTGGCTGGAGTTCATCAACAACGGCTTGTCGTTGAACCCGGATATCCGGGCATGGTTCGGCACTGTGTTGCAGGCGTTGTCGCGTGATGGGTTGTCGGTGCAGGCGTTTACCCGCATGCTGCGAACCCCGGTGTATGTGTCACGCACCAATCCGTTGTTGGACACGTCGCCGATGGTCGCGCGGACAGTGCGGATGGAAACCGTTCAGGCCGTCATCAAGGACGTTACCCAGTCGTACGGTGTGGATACTCGCATGGATTTGTGGCTGCCGGGTGATCCGCAGCCTGACCGGTGGGCGAACCTGGACCAGCCTACCTACGTGTTTTCCACAGTGGACCGGTCGCAGATCACTGGCCCGACGAAAACCGTGCTGGATTCGGTGCTGCGCACCACGATTGACCTTGGCGGGTCGCTGGGGGACATCTTCAAACCTGTCATCAAGCAGGTTCCCGGCATGGATGGCGTGTTTTATGCGCCCGCGTTGGGTGTGGATTTTGAGCAGCCGTACGCGTATTTCGTGGCGCCTGAGCCGGGTGAGGACACCGGCATCGATGCATGCACGATCACTGACCACACCCCCGAGGGTTGGCAGCACATCATTGGTGGGCGTTCCCCAAAGTGGTTGAACGACCTGATGAATGCCACCTTCGCATGGCTTATCGACTCGCTGATGATCGTCGTCGGATTCACCGGCATACCGTCCGATCTGCTGTCGGGGTTCCTGAACAACAGCTTCCTGGCGTTCCAGTTGATTCAACACTACGACCGCCGTGACGAAGTTGGCCCGTACCATCCGGCGATCGAGCGGTTCTATCCGACAGCCTCAGCGCCGTACAACATCGAGACAGTCTTTGCATTCATCAACGCTTTGTTTGATTCGCAGGGTAAGACGACGGCGACGGTGCAGTTCCGCAACGGTGCCCAGTATGCGTTGGGGCGTGACGTGTTTCGTGGCGGCCTGATGTCGTTGGTGTTCATGTCTCGTACCCGCATGGTGACTGACTACATCGAGAATGTGATGTGGCGGGTTACCCAGGATGAGCGGAAGGTTCTTCTGCAAATGGGGGATGGCCGTAAGTCGGAGGCCCCGTTGGCGAAGCATCAGCGGTTCATCACGGGGATTTTTGAAACGTTGTCGGTGCTCACACTGTCACCGCAGGGATAGCGTCCCCAATCCTATTTCTTCTGCAACTCGCCCAACATTGAATGGAGCGTGCCCTAATGTCGTGGCCTTTGAACCCCGCTGGGACTCATTACTTGTTTGAGGGAATCGTGGAGATTCCTGTCGATCCGACTGCTGGCGCGGCGATCCTCCAGTTGCGGCCGCAGGGCGGTATCGGTGTTGGCGTGCCCGCGATCGAGAAGGGCGAACCGGGTGTTCCCGCCACGTTCGATACGACAGTGAACCTGACGGAGCTGGACCCGGACGACCCAACCCCGGCGGAAGCGTCGTTCACCGAGATCACACCGCCGTCCACTTCCACGCCTGGCGTGTACCGGTTGAACCTCGCCCTGCACGCGGGAGCTAAAGGCGCGGATGGTGAGGCGGTGTGGGACCCGACGGATGTTGATCCGTCGCCGGTTGCGGGTCAGGTGCCGGTGGTGAATTCGACTGCTGATGGGTTTGTGTTGGCGGCGCAGCGTGTGGGGGACCGGTATGTTCCGGCGTCGATCAACAACACTGCATCGGGTAACGCGAACTCGACGTTGGCTCAGGTGTCGATTCCTGCGCAGCCGTTTGATTGGCGGCCACGCGTCCATGGCTACACGGTGGTCACCGGTGAGGGCGCGGATGTGCGGGTTGATTTGGTGGCCCGGTTGAACGGTGAGACCGGCGGCAACGTGATCGGCCGGTGCCCCGGTGTGGCGCAATCGGAGCGGTTGACGCTTGTTTCGGGACCTGCGGCGGGCTCATCGGATGGGTTTGACCGTGTGGCGGCCGGTACACCGGCGACGATCTATTTCCGGTGTGAACGTCAGGCGGGGTCGGTGACGTACACGACTTCTGCTTCTACGTCGATGTTTTCGGTTGAGGTTTGGCCGCTGTCATGACGTCATCGTTTGATCCGTTGCCGGAGTGGGCTCATGCGGTGCCGTCTGAGCCGGGTATTCACCCGGAGCAGTCGGCGTTGCAGTGGCAGCGTCCGTTCACTGTTCAGCAGCTGCTTGAGATTGGTGAGCAGTTCATCGAGCAGTTTTTGGCGTGGGTGGTGCGCGCGGTTGTCGGCGTATTCGTTCCGGGTGAGGGTTCGTTCGACCAGTTGCGTGATTGGGCGTTGAACATCCCGATTCTCGGGGACATCATTCAGGCGATCACCGGCCTGGTGGGTGGTGGGATTGAGGAGCTGACGCAGTTCTTCACGAACGTTCGAAACTTCTTCCAGTCGATCGACTTCAACAGCCCAAACTTCAACCCGCTTCAGGCTGCGGCGCAGTTGGTGAACATCATCCTTGCGCCGCTGCGCAATTTGCTGCCCAGTTTGTTGACGATTCTGCCGATCGGTGGCATATCAAACCAAGCACCGAACATTCTTCCCGCCCCGAAGTTTCCTGAGGGGTCGGTGGGCGAGAACGCGGATTGGGTTGTGGACCCGTCGCATTCTCGCAGCGGTGATGGTTCGGGCGCGGCGAAGGTCATTGCCGATGGCACGTTGAAGGCGCTGCGGTCGGGGCAGAATGTTGGCGATTTCTTCGCGGTGGGCGAAGGCCAGACGGTCACTGCCCGGGTGTTTGTGTCGCATGAGGGGTATGTGGGCACGGGCGCGCCGATTCGGTTGCAGCTGGTGCCGTACATCGACGGCGTTGCACAGCCCCCTGTGGATTTGAACGCGTACGCCCCCCAGGACGCGAACTTGGCGTGGCCCGGTAAGGAGCTGTCGGGGGAGTATCGGGTGCCCGCTGGGGTGACTGGTGTGCAGACCCGGTTCGTGGTGACCGAAGACGCCACTGCGGGCACGTTCTGGTGGGATGACGCCGAGGTCAAGCAGACCGGCGTTATTCAGCAGTCGTGGGTCGAGGGTCTTCCGGAGATTCTGCAAACCTTGTTGGCACGGGTGCAGTTGACGATTGACACGGTGGTGTCGGCGATCCGCGGCGGCGTGCAGACCGTTGAGAACACGCTGGAGGATTTGTTCGACGCTTTGCGCAACATCTCCCCGGAGTCAATCGCCGGCATGCTCGGCCCGGAGAATCTGCGGGAAACCATCGAGAACATCGTCAACAGCATTGTCGGTGGCCTGGTAGGCCTTCCAGGTATTGGTGCTGGCATCGCCGACCTGTTCAACGTGTTGCAGGAGATCGCCTCGCGCGCCAGCTTGGGGTTGTTCTCGTGGGACATCCTTGGCATCAGGACCAACAAGCCCGTCGATAGTGGTTTGTTGCCGTCGGAGCGGTCCAACTTCCCGCTGTCGAACGTCACGACGTGGCTGGAGGCCACGCAGAGCAATTCGCTCATCGGTGTTGACCTGATCGAAGAGTCGATGCCGCTTGGCGTGGTGTCGTGGATCGGCTACGGCCTTTCAGGGATCACCGAGTTCTACGTCAACATCTGGAAGGTCGACTTGGCGTCGGGCGACTGGACGCTGGTGCACCATTCCCCGAACATCGTGGGGCTTTTGGGCGGCACGGCCGCCCCCGGGGAGTTCATCTCCTACGAGCTGGATGACCCGGTTCCCGTGGTGGCGTCTGAGGCGTACGCCTATGAGCTTGTCCCGGTGGGCGGTACGCATTATGTGCGTGGCCGCGTGGCGGACTTGCCGAATCATCCGACGTCGCAGATTGTGTCGCTGGCGGCCACCAGAAACAACACGTCGCCGGATAGCCCGCCGTCGTCGATTGCGAAGGCGTCGATGACCCGCTCGGGCGATGTGCCGTGGGTGAGTATCGCCGTGGATACAGGTTCCGGCGGTGACCATCACGATCCGTTGAAGGTCTACCTTGGCACCGCGGCCACGGTGTTCCCGGTTCCGAACTGGGTGAACTACATCGACCCGGTTGCGGTGGGCGCTGGTGGTGGTGGTGCACAAGGCTGGGCATTGGGCATCAACGGTCAGGCCGGTCAGCCCGGGAAGTTCAACGCCACCACATGGGTGCGCGGTGAGCATTTCGGCGACAACGCCATCATCACCCTCGACCCGGGCGCTGGCGGCGTGGGCGGTCCTGGTGACGGCGCGGCCGGCGGTAACACCACGTTGTCTATCTCCACGCCCGGGGGTGACACGTATTCCATTGTCGCCGAGGGCGGCGCGGCGGGCACCACTGAAGGGTTTTTGTCGAAACCTGTTGGCCGAGGCCCGGGCACGTTCACGTTCAACGAGCAGGACTATGTGGGCGGCGTTGACCAGAAGGTCATGGGCGGCCACGGTGCGCCGGCTGGTGGTGCCGGTAACGGCGGCAAGGGCTCGTTGGCGGCCTTTCAGTCCGGCGGCAATGGCGCTCCTGGTGGCGGCTGGGTGTTCTTCCGGCCCGACCCGCTGCCTGACCCTGACCCGGATTTGACGCCCCCGACGCCCCCCACGTTGGTGGAGCTGGTCGATTCAACTTTCAGCACTATCACGATTACGTGGTCTGGAGCAACAGACGTATGACAATCAAAGGGTATTTCGTTTACGCGAAAGAGAAGGACGCTTCGGGCGATTTCGTTCAGTTGAATCCCGACCCGGTGTTGCCGCCGTATGGGACAAACGGTTTGAAGTCGAACACCACGTACGAGTTCTATGTGAAGACGGTGGACAACGCCGGCTGGTTGTCGGACCCGTCGGATACCTACGAGTTCACCACTCCCGCGCACACTGCGGGTGATTTGTTGTCGCCGGAGGACCAGGCGATGGTGGATTTGATTGTGGAGGAGTCCCGCGCGGAGACCGGCCAGCCGGGGGTGATGTTGCAGATCACCGGCCCGCGCGGGAACTATGCGAAGGCGTATGGCACCACCGTGGGCGGCACGGTTCGCCCGTTGACGTTGGATGACCACTTCCGCATGGGTTCCTCCACGAAGATGTTCACCGCGATTGCGTTTTTCCAGGCCGTCGACAAAGGGTTGATCTCGTTGGATGACACTCTGGAGCAGTACGTTCCGGGGATTCCGAACGGTACCGCGATCACGATGGGGCACATGCTGTCCATGCGGTCGGGTATCGCGGAGTATACGGCGGGTATCAACGCGCTCTGGATCACGCTGTTTCCGACGTGGCCATGGACGGGCGCGAAGGACTTCCTGGGCTCTATGAAAGGGCCGTCAAATTTCTATCCCGGCACAGACTACCTGTATACGAACTCCAACTTTGCGCTGATCGGGATGGTTCTAGAGATTGTTGACCCGGCCCATCGGCCGATCAAGCAGATCTTCAAAGAAGACATCATAGACCCTCTTGGGCTTACGGAAACGTCATGGCCGCCGATCGGTCCAGTTCCACCCCCAGCGTCGATCGCTGACACGTTCAACCCGAACTTCCTCGACGCTGCCGGCGCGCTGGCGACGAACATCAACGACTACACGAAGTTCGCGGAGGCGTTGCGGGACAACGCGATGGGCCTGTCGCCCGAGTCGTATGACGCGTGGCTGTCAACGTTCTGGAAGCATCCCACGGGGTGGGACCCGTACGCGAACGGGTTCTACATTCCTTCCGAGTATTACTACGGGTACGGGATAGAGTCGTTCGGAACGTGGTTCGGGCATCCGGGACTTTTTTCGGGTGGCTGGTCGTCCACGATTTTCTTTGAGCGGGACTCGGGTGCGACATTCACGCTGCACGAGAACTCGAATACCTCCAACCCCCCGGCCGCGGGCTATACCCGCATTTGGGTGCGGGTGGCGGAGTATCTGTACCCCGGAACGATTACGAATGACCAAAACTGGCCGGTGCCGCCGGAGCCGGTGGATATTGGGTTTGATGCCGTGTCGTCGGCCGGGGCTGGTGTCGGTAGCGCCACTGTGAACTTCAAGGCATCCGAGGGGGCCACGGTGTTCGCGGTGGTGGCGTGGGACCGCGCGGGCTCAGCCCCGTCGGCCACGTATGGCGGCGCCGGCGGTGTACTTCTCGGGTCCGTTTCGCACAATGGCGATCCGGCGAATGGAGGATTGGCGATTTTCCGCATGGAGAACGCAGGCTCCGGCGTTGCTCGCCAGATGAAGGCCACCGGCCCGGGCTGGGTGAGTGCGTATGCCATTTCATTCAACGATGTTGTGTCCGTGGGAACCCCCACGTTCGCCCACGGTAACGGTACTGCGCACAGCCAGTCGGTGACGGTACCGAGCGGGGTGACGCTGCAGGCGTTCTCGGCCGGGGCCGGGGGGGTGTCGTCGCACAAGCTGACAACGATTCTGGGGGCGCGCTTGCGCGCGGAGCAGTCGGGGATCGCCCCGCCCCTGTGTGTCAACACAACCACGAGGACGGGAACGGTGAGCGCCACCTCGTCGCAGCCGAACAGGTGGGCTGGCATGGCGGTGAACTTGCAGATTGGGGGATAAGCGTGGCTGTTGGCTGGTGGGCTGAGTCCCACGTCTCATTCGGCGTCACCATCACCCCGGAGGTGGGATTCCGCTACGGCGGTCCGAAACAAGAGTTCGGCGTCACCCTCACCCCCGAGATCGGCATGTCCGCCGTGGCGCACAACCGTGCGAGTTTCGGTTTGTCGGTGCCGGTTTCGCTGAGGATGGGGGCGGCCAGCCACAGCAAGGCGTCGTTCGGTCTGGTGTTCGCGCCGTATATCGCGATGCGTGGTCCGGCGGCGTTCGAGCCGGTGTTTCCGTCCGAGGATTTGTATCCGTCGGTGTCGCTGTTCCCGACGCCGCGCGCGCAGACCCCCGGTTTCGGGTTGTCGTTCACGCCGAGCCTGGGGTTCGAGGCCGCGCCGAAGTTTGCGCGGTCGTTCGGTATCGAACTGGACCCGCAGGTCGGCATGGGTACCGCACTCGGGTTCACGAAGGGCTTCGGGCTCGAACTGTCCCCGCAGGTTGGAATGTCCGGCGCGGAGCGGTATTACCGCGAGTTCGAGCTGACATTGACCCCCGAAATCGGTATGGACGCCGTGGGTAATGACGGTGTTGACCCGGTGGCGTTCGACGCGGTAACCATGTCCCAGCAAACGACGTCGACGTTCTCGTTCAACCACACGGCCACCGCCGGAGCGTCGGTACTGGTGTCACTGGTTGTACAGGGCAGCGACACGATCGCTTCTGTCACCTACGACGGATCAGCGATGACGCTTATCGGCAGCCAGGCTCTAAACAATAACGCTGGCAGTGGTTCCCAACACTTGTATGTCATTCATGGCGTTGCTGGCGGGTCTAAGCAGGTGACGGTCAACAAGCCCACCGGCTTCGGGTGGGTGGGCGCTGTCGCGGCCTCGTATCTGAACGCGACCACCACCGGCACTGTGCAGAAGTCATACGGAAACAGTGGTTCGGCGAGCCTGTCGGCGTCCGCGCCTGGAGACGGTGGCCGGGTAGTCGTTTCGTTCGCCAACATTGGGAACCGGACGTTTACGACCTCTGGCGGAACGAACCGATTCTCGGGTTCGGGCCTGTTCCCGATCCTGACCATCAGCGACGCGACGACGGCCACGAACTTCACGGCGACAAGCTCGTCGGGCACATGGGCCGCCATGGCGGTCCCGCTCAATCCCGTATAACTCGAAAGGAAACAATCATGGGCATTCCCAATGCAACTCACAAGGCAGCGTCGGACGCCATCGCCGGTCTCGGTGACTGGATCAGTGTGCATACCGGAGCTGCTGGCACCACAGGGGCGAATGAAGCCACGGGTGGTGGATATGCGCGGGAGCAGACGTCGTGGACGTCGGGCTCCACGGGCACCAACACCGGCGACGAGGTTGAAATCTCCGTGGCGGCAGGCACCTACGTGGAGGGCGGCATCTGGTCGGCCAGCTCGTCGGGCACGTTCGTCGGTTCGGAAGCTTTCGACGACGGTGACGTGGAGGTGTCCGGTACGGGGGCGAGCATCTCCGTGACGCCCCGCATAGTCGCCTGAAATCCTGGATAGGGGAACTGTTTTGAACATCAAAACTGATCATCAGATCGTCGCGTTCGGCAACGACATGATGGGCTTGTTTGACCGTGACGGCACGTTGATTGTGCAGGCCGCCCGCGTGGTCGGCGGGTGGGAGGTCACCGCCGAGGGGCGGCCCCCGGCGACCGTGTTGGATCGGTCTTCGGCGATCACCGAAATGATCAACACCGCCCTCGCGGTGCTTCCGGGTGACGGTTATTCGTGCCTGGTGCCGAGGGGTTTGCGGGCGCAACCCTAGGAGGGGGTTTGGTATGGCTTATTCGAAGCAGTCGTGGGAGAACGTTCCCTCGACGAACACCCCGTTGTCGGCGGACCGTCTCAACCACATCGAGGACGGTATCGAAGGGGCGCATGAGGGGCTGGACGATAAGGCCGACCTCGCCCACGACCACGTTTTGGCCGATGTTACCGACGTCACCTCTACTGGCGCGGCCATTGCTGGCGCGGCGGATAACGATGCAGCCCTGGAGGCTTTGCAGCCAGAGTTGGACAACAAGATCCACGAGATCGTCGACTACTACGCGACCAACGAGTTGGATGTTCAGGTGGATGCTTCCGATGTGGTGTCGGGCACGCTGAGCATTAATCGCATCCCCGTGGGTAGTAGTGGTTCCACGGTGTGTGTTGGTAATGATTCGCGCTTGTCGGACCAGCGGACACCCTTGGACAACTCGGTGACCCTGGCCAAGATTCAGGACGGTGCGATCACCAACGCGAAGATCAATACCGGCGCGGCGATTGCGAAATCGAAGCTGGCTTCGGATGTGCAAACCTCACTGGGTAAAGCGGATTCGTCGGTGCAGAAATCCGGCAGCGCGTCCGGGATGTGGATGGGCACCACCCTTCCCGGTAGTGGAACCACGGGTGTGTTGTACGTGGTGGTGCCGTGAAAGTTTGGAACGGCACGGCGTTCGTTGACCCCACCGCGTTCAAAGTGTGGAACGGGTCGGCGTTCGTCAACCCTGAGCTGTACACGTGGAACGGGACCGGTTTTCAGAAGCTGTGGCCCACGTTCACCCCGTTCACGATCTCCAGCGAAGACCCCGGCTACACGGATATCTACGACGAACCGGTACCTGAGGGCGCTTCCGGCTGCTGGGTGACCCTGGTCGGCGGCGGTGGCGGAGGCGGTGCGGGCTACCAGAGTTTCGATGATACCTACCGCCGCGGCGGCGGCGGCGGAGCGGGTGGGGCAAAGATTCCCCGCGTGTGGGTACCCCGCGAGGCTATGGGCTCCTCCTACAGCGTCGTCTTAGGACTCGGCGGGGCGTATACCGGTGGAGGCTCGACAGGATTTGGCGGCACCGACGGGGGATCGTCCTCGTTCTTGTCCGGATCTGTGTCGCTGATCGCAGGAGGAGGGGCGCGCGGCGCGATCGCGCTGGACGGTAGCAGTACGCAGGTGTCCGGGGGCGCTGGAAGCCTGACGAGCGTCGTCTCCGGGGTTGCCGGGGCCGTCGTTATCCCCGGCGCGCCCGGGGGTAAGGGGGCCGCGTCGTCAGGCTCTGCGGAAGATGGCGGAGATAACCCGAGCGGTGCAGGTGCGGGCGGCGGAGGAGGCGGCCGGGTTTCGGACTCTAATAGCCAGACTCCCGGGGGCAGAGGAGGTAACTCCGCGGTCGGTACCGGAGGGGCGCGGGGCGGTGCCGGGGCCAACGGGTCCAGCGCCGCCGACCAAACCGGCGGTAACCCAGGCGCTGGAGGAGGCGGTGGCGGTGGCAACAACAGCGGGTCCACAACCACCGGTCACGGCGGTAACGGAGGTAAATACGGCGGAGGCGGTGGCGGAAGTGGCGGTCATAGGACTAATGCTCGTCGCTACGGCGGAGCGGGCGGTGACGGATACGTCCTGATCGAGTGGGAATAACTCGCTAACGGTTCGGGTCACCAGCAGCGCGGAGTTGATACACACGCTGCTTGGAAATCTTCAGGGCGCGGCCAATGTCATGCCAAGTGATGCCGTGGACAGTCATCGCCTCGTAGACGAGGGAAGCCAGTTCGGCGTCAAGCTCTGCGGTGGTCGCGGCGCGTTTCTGCCGGTTGGCGACCATACGGTCGATGATTGTCACATCTAGAAGTGTATCCCAAAAAACACTTGTGCACGTGGTCAAACGTGATTAGACTGTGGTCTATCAACTTGAGACACCGCCCGGCGGGGCGAAGGCCTGAGAAACCAACCCCGCCGGACGGCCCACCCCCAACAGGAGGCCAACCCATGCTACGCAACACCATCGCAACCATCACAGCCGCCCTCACCCTCGCACTCCTCACACCCGCCGTCGCAGACGCCCAACCCAAACACTGCGACAACCACGGCACCGGCCACGGCATGATCTACAAACACGCCTGCGCCACCGGCTCCGGTGGGGCGGGGGCTGACTGGCAGATGGTGAAGAACGCGGACGGCACCCCGAAGACCGTCATGAAAGACGGCAAGCCACACAAGCTGTACAAGTGCAAGCGGCACTGCGGCGGTGGACGCTACGCCAAAACCACCACGGATCCCTGGTGACCGGCCATGAACAAGATCCACATCGCCAGCCACGGACCCGCCGGCTGGAACGCCACCATCCTCTTCACCGCAGGAACCGTCCTCACCGTCTCTGACGACCAAGGCCGCAAACACCTCATCGACACCTCCCGCGTCACGGTCAGGAGATTGTCATGACCAAACGAGGGGCGATCGGAACCGGACTCCTCGGCGGTGTCGCCCTCACCGGACTCATCTCGTGGATGTTCGCCACAGGACATCCAGCGATCGACTTCTTCATCGAACGCGACACCCTCTTCTACATCTGAACAACCCCCACAGAAACCCCGCCACCAACGAGGTGCGCGGGGTTTCTGCATGAAAGGACCCCCGACATGGACCGTCTCGGAATCATCCTGCTCAAACTGCTCGGACCGCTCGCCGACAGGATCGCTGACCGCATCGCCGACAGGATCACCGAGAACCTGCCCGATCTGTCCGATTTGGATGATCAGATCGTCGCGAAACTCCCTGACCTGTCCAACCTTCCAGAACAGGTCATCAACATCATCGACGGCGCGCTCCGCTCCATCCCCGTTCTCGGCGGAATCCTCGGGAGCAAACGATGAGCTTCACCTGGTTCGCCGACAAGCCGCTACGCACCCGCGAACAGGTCGCCCGCGAAGTCCACGCCGTCTCCCTAGCCCGTGGCCTCGATGAACTCGCCACCGTCATTGCCCTGATGACCATCTCCACCGAGGTCGGCACCGGAACCGGCGATGACCGCAAGTGGTGGTGTCCCGCCAACGACCGCGTGCCCGCCACGAAGAACTACCCGCACGACTCCCGCAGTGACGACAACCGCTCCTCCGGCTACTTCCAGCAGCAACCCGGACCTAACGGCGAACCGTGGTGGGGCACACCCGAAAACATGATGACCCTGCCACAAGCAGCCAACACGTTCCTCGAACGACTCTCCGACGACTACAGGCGCGCCGCCAACAACCCCAGGTTGGCCGGCGAGTTCGCGCAACGAGTCCAGCAATCCGCATACCCCGACCGCTACGCCGACAAATGGGACGAAGCCTGGTCGGTGCTGCGACGTGCCCTCAACGAAACCACACCGGAGGAACCTGTGACCGAAAACCGGCCCGCCTATAACGAGTTTCCGATCTGGTCGGCCAACAACAGCGCCCGCAGCGGCAAGCCCACCATGTTCCTGATCCACACCCAGGAGGGTGGGGGTGGGGACGCAGCCGCTGAGAACCTCGCCAAATGGTTCCAGAACGCCAACGGCGTCTCCTACCACTACACGATCTCCCAGGCGTCCGATGGTGGTGTGACGGTGGTGGATTGCGTCGACACCGACCGTGCTGCCTGGTCTGTTGGCAACGCGAACAGCATCAGCATCAACCTGTGCTTTGCTGGGTCCCGCGCATCATGGACGCTGGATCAGTGGATGAAGCAGTCCAACGCGATCGACGTCGCCGCATATCTGGCGGTGCAGGACGCGAAGAAGTACGGCTTTGAGCCACTTGTTGTGCCCCCGCCGTACGTGAATGGCCGCCCGGGCATCTCGGATCACCGGTGGGTGACTGACGTGTTCAAGTGGGGCACCCACACCGATGTTGGTGCCTGGTTCCCGTGGGACTACTTCACCGAACGCGTCAACCACTGGGCGGCTGGCGGCAAGACCGAACCTGAACCGCCGAAGGTGAAGCACTTCCCGGACGACTGGACCGATCGCGAACTCGCCGTGGAGATTCTGCGTCAGCAGCGTGGCTACACCCTGAACGGCTGGCCGCAGCTCGGCGGCCGCACAGTGGTGGACGTACTGGGCGCGATCGGAGCGAAGCTCGGCGTCGAAGGCTGCTACGACGTCAAGGACAAATCCTGATGCGCATCGACGGCCAATATGTCGGCCTCGGACCAGGGGACAGCTCCGACGAAATCCGCAAGATCAAAGCGTTCATGCGGCGCAAGTTCGCCTCCTACGCGGGCGATTTGGCCGACACCCCGCTCTACGACGAGCAGATGACCGCCGCAGTCGCCGAAATGCAGGCCCGCTACAACACGGCAGGACAGCTCGCGTCCGGCCTGTACATCCCCGGAATCATCAACGCCGAAACCAAGTACGTCATGGGCTACCTACCGCGCCCCGTCGTGGACACCCGTCCCGTGCTGATCACCGTGTGCGGCACCGGTGTTCCCTGGTGGATCGGCCCCGACGCCGACACCGCCCGCGCCGTCGAAGACAAATACCTGTGGCAACCCATCGGCTACCCAGCAGCACCATTCCCGATGGGCAAATCCATCACCGCCGCCATCACCGAAACCCACAACCAAGCTAACCGGTGGCGCCAACGCATCGAAACCCACGGCGCCGCGCTAGCAGGCTACTCCCAAGGCGCGGTAGTGGTTTCCGAACTGTGGATGAACCACATCGCACCCGAAACCGGCTCCCTGCACTGGATGAAACCGCACATCGAGAAAGCCGTGACGTGGGGCAACCCGAACCGCGAACTCGGTCACGTGTGGGCCGACCACGGCGGCTCACCAATGGCCCCATCCAACACCCAAGGCGTCTCATCGAACGGCATGCGTGAAACCCCGCCGTGGTGGCGCGACTACGCACACCAAGGCGACCTGTACGCCTGCACCGAACCCGGTGACACACAAGAGGTCCGCAACGCCATCTGGCAGATCGTGCGCGACCTCGACCTGTTCACCGGACCCGATTCGCTACTCGCCCAAGTAATCGAACTTGTGCAGGCCCCGCTACCGGAGACGATCGCGATCACCAAAGCGATCCTCGACGCCGGCATGTTCTTCGCGAAACGCACCGGCCCGCACGTGGACTACAACATCCAGCCCGCCATCGACTACCTACGCACATAAGGAGGCATCCAATGCTGACACGTTCATTCTGGATCGACGCCGCCGAGCGGGCCATACGCACATTCGCCCAAACCGCGATCGCCACCCTCGGCGCCGGGGCAGTCGACCTGATGACCACCGACTGGATATCGGTGCTGTCCGTGTCCGGCGGCGCGGCCGTCGTATCACTGCTGATGTCGATCGGCGCCGAACGCCGCGGAAACCCCGGAACGGCGTCGGCCACTAGAGCGGTCACCGCCGCATGATCTTGGAATCGGTGCGCGAAGCGGTGGACGCCGCGTACCAGCCCGACGACGGTATCGACCTGATAGGACTGCTCATCATCGGACTGCCCTCCACCATCGCCGCCATCGGAACAGGGATCGTCGGCGTACTCACCGTTCGGGGGCAGCGCAAAGGCCGGGAGCGCGCACGCCAGATCGACGCGAAAACCTATGAGATTCACGAGCAGACCGTCAACACCCACGACACCAACATGCGTGACGACCTCGACGAGATACGCGATCTGGTGCGCGACGGCTTCAAACAGATCCAACGCGACATCGGCGGACTGCGGGAGGAGCTGAGAACCGAACGACTGGAACGAATCGAAGGCGACAAACGCCGCGACCGGTAACCACCAGGAAAGAAGGGCGCACGAATGTCACTACTGGCCGATCTCGCGGGCCTGCAACCCCGCACATGCCCCGCATGCGACTGGGCGGGCGCCCGGTCGAGACAGGAACGCGCAGAGATAAACACGGCGGTGGAGTCCGCCAAACGCGGTGAGGTTCAGTTCACCGACATACTGCGGGTCCTCGTCAAACACGGCATGCCCGACATGAATCCATCATCGTGGCGGCACCACGCAAGGAACCATCATGTCCCTGACTAGCGACCTACGTCAGGTCCGCATATCCGAGGGTGTGCGCAACAAAATTCTGATCCTCGACGTCGAACGGCTCCCCGGCATCACCGAACAGTACTGGTGGGACAGGGGCGACCTGAAGAACCGGTATGTGCAGTACGAGACGGTGACCCGAATGCCGCGCACCACGATCGTGTGCGCCAAGTGGTACCACGACGCCGAGGTCATTCAACTCGCGGAATGGGACAGTGGTGGCCGCAAACGGTTCCTGCGGCGCGTGCATAATCTGCTGGCGCAGGCTGACATTGTTGTCGGGCACTACATCGACGAGGCGGATGTGCCGTGGCTGAAAGGCGACCTGCACATCGAGGCTGGGTTGCCGCCGCTGCCGCCGTTCAAAACGGTGGACACGCTGAAGGTGTTGCGCCGTGAGTTCAAATCCGGGGCGCCGTTCAAAGGGTTGGATGCGTTCTGCCAGATCGTCGGGCTGCCTGCGAAAACTGATCGCTACGACCGGTTTGCGATGGAACGCGCCGTGACGGAGAAGAGCGCCGTGGACCGGGAACGTCTCATCGCCTACTGTGCTGGTGACGTCATTGCCACGCAGGGGTTGTACGACTTCCTGAGGCCGCACATCAAGAATCATCCGGCGCTGTTTGTGGACGGCGAGGACAAGCTGACGGTGTGTAACCGGTGCGGCAGTGAAACCGTGTTGATTCCGCGCCGATATGTGGCGAACGTGCTGACCTACACGATGCGCCGCTGCACCAGCTGCGGCGCGCATTCGCGGTTGTCCATTGAGCCTGAGCGCATGAGCGTTGTGCGGGGGGTGTGACGTGAATATTCGTGTGTGTACGTTCCTCGATCACGGTGTGACGGTGGGATTCCTGTGGGACGTGATCAAGGCGTGGGTTCGTCGTGATGTCTGCTGATCCTGTTCGCGGCGCGATCCAAGCCAGCTTGGACGCGATGGGAGACGGTTGGCAGGTGGCCCACTATGTGGTGGTCGTCGGGTTGGAACGTATCGACGGTGACCGCATGGACTTGGGTGCTACGACTGTGATCACACCTATAGGTCAGGCGGGGTATGTCACCGATGGTTTGGTGAACCGTTATTGGGATGAGTCGTCTGGTGAGTGATCCGCAGTTGGAGTTGTGGCGGTCGGTGTGGCTGGCGGTCGTGGCGGGGATGATCGTCGCGCTGCTGGTTTACGTCCTGGCTTAATCTTCGGATTGTGAAGGCAAGCCGCCCCCTTGCACACTCTCCGGTGCAAGGGGGCGGCTTTCTTCATGTCTAGTTTGGGTACACCCGTCGAACGGAATCGAACCGGCGGATCGCATGTATCCGCGCACCCAACCACGTGCGGTATGGGCCGATATACCGAGTCGTTCCGTACACGGTGCGGCGCAGGTACCAACCGGGTTTCAAAGCGTCAGCCATTGGCTTCTTCCCATCGTTTCTTCAGCTCGTCCATGAACTCGTCAACCACGTCCATCAGGACGAACGCCACCATGAGGAACGGCGCTATCCACGTGGCGATCGATGCGTAATACAACACGCGCCCCACTGTGTGCATGGGTTCTTCGTCGCTGCCGAGCATCTCGTCGAATCGTGATTCGTACCAAGCGAGGACACTCATCGGCTTGCTTCTTCATCCATGTTTGGGCATGTGTGGTGCACTGGGGGAAGGGTGTCGATCACTGTCTCCCCGTCTTTGAACGGTTGACCGCACCGGCCGCAACGATCATCGGTGTTCATCAGTTGCACATCTCGCATCCGTGGCCGGTCGGGTAGGTGTCTGATTCGCCTATGTGGCTCAGGTTCCGACTGCCAGTGGGCTGCATCAACGCGACCTCGATGGAGCCGCAAGCGGTGCACATGCCGTAAACGGCGTCATCCGAATTAACCTCACAACCACCACACATCAGGACAGCTCTCCCGCGTGAATACCCCGGAGGATGTCCGCGGCACGGTCGGTCAGATACTCGGATGTGTTCGGGTCCATGAGAACCCGGTCGATGGTCGCCACGATGCGATCCAACGCATACTGCGCACCAGCCGTGAACGCCTCACCCGCGATCGAGTACTGAGTGAGTGAGTCACCGATGGTGGAGTGATCCGGGTCGCGTTCAGCTTCGTAGCGGTCAGTAGCTGCGGGCATTTCTGTGTCTCTGCATCTAGGCCGCACCCCCGAAAGGCTGCATGGCGGCGTCGATTTCGTTCAAATCGACGCGGACGAGGCGGGCACCAGCGCGGTAGCCGGTCAGACGCCCGTCGGCGATCATTTGCCGGATGGTGCGGGGTGTTACGTCAAGATATGCGGCCGCCTCAGCCAGTTTGACGAAGCGGCGAGGGGTTGGTGCGTCTCCCATCTCAGTGGCATCCTTTCGAGCGCATCAGAAATCTTATGCGTCGAGCCCCCCATGTTGTCGGGTGACGCTGTATCGAAGGATACTCCGAGTTGTGCGCTTGGCGAAAAACTTGCGCCTCGGTGTGTCGTCATCGGGCGTGTGGCCGCTGTTTTGGCAGGCGGCTCACCGCCAGCATCCTGGCGGTTTCCCGGTGAAATCCCCTCTAGGGTTACCTTTAGGGTGATCCCCTCTGAGGCTTATAGCCTCTGACCTGTGCGCCGTGAGGGTTTCGAACCCCCGACCCGCTGATTAAGAGTCAGCGGTTGATAGGCTGCATACCAGGAGAAACGTTGTCAAACCCGCAGGTAGACCCCCGATACTGCGCAATTCTGCGTAATGCTGCGTAGCACCGTAGGGTGAACCGTAGGGTGACCCCCTGGGAGGGAAAACGATGGCAACTAAGAAACGCAGAACCCGCGGAGACGGAGCGTTCTTCCAACGCGCCGACGGCAAATGGATGGGACGAGTAGAACTACCCCCCGACCGCAACGGCAACCGCCGCTACAAATGGGTGTCCTCCGTTGACCGCAACACCGCCATGGCCAAACTCAAACAACTCCGCCGCGACGTCGAAGAGGGCCGCATCGCCACCACCTCATCCACAACTGTGGAGAAGTGGATGCTGCACTGGATCGACAACATCCACGCCAAACGTAAAGTCCGCCCCGGCGTCCTCAACGACTACCGGGCCGCCATCCACAACCACATCAACCCGATCCTCGGCGCGAAACGCATCGACAAACTCACCCCGCAGCATGTGCGAGACCTGCACTCCGAGATCGGGGCCTCCCGCACCGCCGAGCTGGTCCATGTCATCGTCCAGAAAGCCTTGGACGATGCGGTAGCGGAGGGTGTGGCGACCAGGAATGTGGCCGCATTGGTCGACAAACCTGAGTACCGGAAGAAGAAACGCAACGGCTTCCCGGCGGACGTGGCGCAGCACATCATCCACACCGCGTTCCAAGTGTGCGACGAACCAGATGCGGTGCGGATCGCCGCCGGTTTCCTGACGGGCGCCCGCCGTGGGGAACTCCTCGGCCTGCGCTGGCCCTACGTCGACAACCCCGCTCAGGGATGGATCACCATCGCTTGGCAGTTGCAATCGGAAACCCGCATCCACGGCTGTGGGGATCCTCTACCCGAACCGTCACCGCTGGCCAGGCCCGACCGTATGCCCAAAAAACCCCCGTACTGGCCTTGCGGGAAGACACGGGCATGGGCATGCCCGCAGTCCCGGTGGGACCTGCCGGCGCATTTCGAGTACCAGGAATGTGAGGGGTCGTTGTTGTTCACCCGGCCGAAGACGGACGCTGGTTGGCGTGAGGTGCCGTTGTTGCCGCCGTTGTATGTGGCGATGCAGAAACTCCGCACCGACAATCCGCACGGCTTGGTGTGGCACAAGGAGGGGAAGCCGATCGATCCCCGTTCGGACTACGACGTGTGGCGTGGCGTGTTCCGCGCTGCTGGGGTGATCGGTCCAACCGAGTCGTTGCCGCCGCACAACTCGCGGCACACCACCTCGACATTGCTGCGCGCAGCGGGTGTGGATGAGCAAACGCGTATGGAGATCTTGGGTCATGCGAGTGTGGATGCGCAGCGGATCTATGCGCATGCGGACCGGGCGAGGCATCTGGAGGCCATGCAGGGGCTGTCCGAACTGCTCCCATCAACGTTTGCGTTAGAAACAAAATAAGGCGACCGACTGTAAATGCGCCCTGCCGAGGGATTCACCATCCCCGGCAGGGCGCTTTTTTTGCGTTCTGGCGGGGAGTAGTCAATCCGTCATGGTCCAAGTTCCGCAGCCGCTCGTGCGGAACACGATCCGATGATCCCCGTTGATTGTGCCGGTCCACGACGCGACACCATCGGGTTGGATGTTCGCGCGGACAGTGCCGGATGGTGCTTCACCTTCGCGGAGTGTTTCGCCGCCGCGGTAGTCGGCGATGCTGACGACCGCCCACGTGCAGCCGGGGGAGCTGGGTGGGATGGTGGCGGTGTAGGTGCCCCAGTCGTATCCGTCTGCGCCGCCCATGTTGTGGGTGCCGTCGCCGGGGATGGTGCGGTACGGGTTGGGCCGTGTAGTGGTGGTGGTGGATGTGGCGGTTTGTGATGCGCTTCTGTCGTCGTCGTCGTTGTTGCGTGCGGAGACGATGCCTACGACGGCGAGCACAGCGAGCGCGGTGACCATCACCTTCCCTGGTGACACTGCGCGATCATTGGTGGTCATCTGGTAGTAGGTCTTTCTGTGTTGGTGGCTAACTTTCGCGCACTGGCGTTATCTGATCGTGACATTCTCATGTTTGGGCTTCCTGTGTCGATTTTGGCAATGATCCGTTAGCGTCTACGCATCCGGTTGCGAGGGGTGACCGGTGATGGTGATTTCGGTAGGTGCAGCACATGTTTGATGACGAACTCGACACTCTGCTGGTGCGGATTTTGAACGCGATGGACGAGTGTCCGCCAACAACATGGACGTTGCGCCGGGCACGTCTAGTCCTTGCGGCGTTGACGTGCCCGGACGCTCCTGGCGATGTGGTCGCGAATCTCCGCCCCGGCTGTTTCGCCGGCCCGAGGTTGGCGCGGCTGCGTCGTGTCACTGGTCGCGGCGTCTAGGTCGCCCTCCTGGTCTTGACGCGCTTCGCGCGGTGTTCGCGTCGTCTGCGCAGTTTCCATGACATTTCGTGCCTCCTGCAATCGGCGGGTTACTTCTTTAACTAGTTCTTCGTCGGTTCGCTTGTTGAGTGGCCGGTCTACTTGAACGATCTTTTTGGTATCTCCGGGTTTGAGGTAGCCGGCTGCTAGGAACGCCTCTAGCACTGGTGCTCCTAGTGCGTTGGCGACCATGCGCAGGTCGCTTGGTCTTGGTTGTGAGCCCCCGCGCCACTTGCTGATCGTGGCCTTGTTGATGCCAGCTTTGTCGGCTACGGCGGCTGCGGTCGTCTCAGCTTCGGCGATGCGTTTGTCGATCCACTTCATCAACTCTTCGTTGGGCATATCAGCAGCGTAGCCGCATTGTTGCCGCAACCCTACCGGTTGCGCGTAAGCAACTTGGGTTGCGTCTAAATCCCACAGGTGTAGTTCGGCACGTCACCCGCCGTATCCAGCGCAAAGCCGGTCCCCAAAATCCGATCAAAGTTGCCGCACGGAAATGGGTTGCGTGTCGGCAACCGAGCGTGTATGTTCAGTGTTGCCGGTCAGCAACCGGTTGCCAATCAGAAAACTCACAGTTTGGAGACCGCTATGACTCGCGGGTTCGCGATCAAGATGGGGCGGGTCAAACGGGAGATGAAGAAGCGCGGAATCCCCGACTACGCGGCACTCGCCCGTGACATGAAAGTCAACAAGAGCACGGTGTGGCGAGTCATGAACGGACGCGCCCGTCCCGGCCCCGATTTCGTTAACGCGCTGCTCGACGCGTGGGACCTGGAGTTCCACGACCTTTTCGACGACCCCCGCAAGCTTCGGCCGAAGAGGGCCGCATAGAAGAAGCCCCCACCTGTGTGCAGCAGGTGAGGGCAGGGACACCTGAGAGGAAAGGCTCAAATGTCTGAACTACAGCTTACCGGTGACCAGTCACCGTTCGACGCCGGACGCATCCCGTGCCCGCAGGGGGGCGAGGACCGGTGGTCTGCCCGCTGGCTCATGGAGCAGATGACCTACCCGCGGTGGCAGGACTTCGAGCCGGTCATCGAGCGCGCCAAGACCACCGCGGCGGCCGAGGGATTCAACGTCAAGACCCTTTTCAGGGTTGATCCTGAAAAGACTGGTGGGCGGCCGCGAATCGACTATTCGGTCACCCGGTACGCCGCCTACCTGATCGCCATGAACGGCGACCCGCGCAAGCCCGCCGTGGCCGCCGCACAGCACTACTTCGCCGTCAAGACCCGTGAGGCCGAGACTCGTCCGGCCATTCCGGACATCACCACCCCTGAGGGGTTGTTGGCGATGACGGAGATGTTCGCGGACACCGCGCGCATGCTCGTCGCTGTCGAGGCCGAGAAGAAGATGTTGGCGGCCGCGATCGAGCGTGATGCCCCGTTGGTTGCGAAGGCTGAGGCGCACACCGGGTCTGATTCTGATGTTCACCGTCAGGAGTTCGCCCGCGAGGTCCAGGCGTGGGGGACCAAGCAGGGCATCGAGATCAAGCAGGCGGATGTGTTGCGGTTCCTCGGGCACATCGGGTTGTTCATCCGTGGTGAGCGGTCCGACACCGGTCACGCGACTGCTGATGCGCTCAAGCGCGGGTTGGCCTTCACCCATAAGGATGTGGCGCGCAACGGCTACGCGTATGCGGTCGGGAAGCTGACCCCGTCTGGTCAGGACTACGCGTGGAAGCGCATCACCAAGTACGTCGAGGCCAATGGCTCCCTGGAGTTGCCGCGCGAACTGCGAGGCGGTGAGCCGGCATGAAGTTCTCCGGTGAATACCTGTACCGGGTCCGCGTGATCCGTTACCCCGAGGGCGCGTTCGAGTGCATCGATGAGGAAGCTGACTACTGGGTCCCCACTCCCGGCTGGCAGCCACCTGGTTGGCGTCCTCGCGGCAACTACACACAGATCCTCGGCACCGACGAGTTCGTATGGCCGGTAACCAACAAGGTGTACGGGTCGCATTCGACAGCGAAGAAGCGGGCTGACCTTCTCGAGTCCTATGGGGCTACTGCGGTGGTTGAGCGTTCCAGCCGGATTGTGTGGCCCGAATCATGAGCTTCTCTTTCTACGCAGAGCCCAGCCAGATCCTCAAGAGAGGCCATGGTGGTGTGACCGTTGGACTCGGGGAAAACAACGGATCCGAATTGGCCTACTTGTACGTCGGTGATGGATACCGCGAGGGTGACGTTCTCCTGGACGCCGATGAACTCACGGATCTGATCGACCAGCTGACCATCATCCGCAACGCGATGAGGGAGACGCGATGACGTTTCATTCACGCCCGGAGGCCTCCGATTCAGCATTTCCCGAAGCCGAAGAAACCTTTGTTCCAGTCGAAACCGAAGGATGCGAAATGAGCACTCCCAGATGGGCCACGTTCAAAGAGGCCGCGTCATACCTCCGCTTGAAATCAGACGTGCTGATACGGGAAGCCGTCAAAAACGATGGGTTGAAGGCATATCCGATCGGTAACGGTCGGGAGGCGCGTGTTGACCTGAATGAGGTTGATGAGTGGATGAAGTCGCGTAGCTATGAGCCGAGGTCCGCGTGAGTACTGAGTTGCAGAGGTATGTCGCAAGTTTGGACGTGTCCGCATGAGTGATGTGGTTGAGCGGGCCAAGAGATCGCTGAACATCTACGAGTACTGCAGAGCGGCTGGCGTTGAGATGGGTGCGTATCCCGACAATCTCGTGCGGGAGCTGGTCGCCGAGGTTGAGCGGCTGCGGGCAGAGAAGCTTGGGCTGGAAATCTCGGAATCCAATCTGCTTGTCGAGCTACGCAACGAGGTTGAGCGTCTGCGTCCCAGGGTGATTGAGACCGTCGAACAACTCGACGCGCTGCCGGAAGGTTCGATCGTCGAGGCAGTTATAGGCGTGCCCGAAGTCAAGTGGGATGGCTGCTGGTATGCGATGACGGCAGATGCATTCGAGCCTGACCTTCCGGCCCACGTGCTTTACATCCCGGAGGTCGGCAAGTGAGTACGTCTGCTCCTAAGCATCGGAGTGTGTGCCAGTTGTCGGGTGAGGTTCGCCCGTCTGGGTTGTGGAAAGCGTTGGCCGAGTGGGACGCGAGGCAGATGCGTGAGGCTGCGGAGTTGGAGGCGTTGCGTGAGGAGAACGCACGCCTGCGGTGCCGGCTACAAGAACTGGGGGAGACAGCGTGAATCTTGTTGAGCGTTTGAATGCCAGGTTTAACAACGTGATTCATGACGGGCTCGCCTTGGTGGGTGCTGTGGTGGATCTGTGGTTGGCGCGCCTTGAGCGTCAGGCCATGAGCAATGCGTTGGGGAAGGACAGATACATGACCCGCGAGAGAGATCAGGCAGACTTTTCAGGCCTGGTGCTCATGTCGGTAGTCGCCGCCCTGGACGGTAGCCCGTGGGTTACGAAAGGTCATTTACGGGAGCTGTCAAGCGAAGTAGCCGCCGTGGCGGTGGAAAGGATGTCCGAGACAGACTCCTTTTTCCTACCGGACGGAACTCTCTTTGAGAAGCGCGACAGCGACACCGCAGAATGCGAACTCCTCGCTGAAGACATCTGCGATGAGGCTGAGGAAGCCGAACTGCTCGACGAGTTCATGGAGTTGGGGGAGTTCCTGGATTCTGCGACCGCGGAAGAACTCGCCGCCATGAGGCAACAGCATGCGACGGCCGCCGAGTTGGAACGCCATCTGCGTTACTTCACGACCGCGCCCGGCGCGTCCGGGGTGAACCCCGGCGTTGTCGCCCAGTCACTGCTGGAGATCTACCGCATCACCCCGAAGTAAAGGCGGGCCGCCGCCCCATTGCGCGGGACGACGGCCCTAACACCGGAAACAACACAACCAAAGAAAGGACGCTTCCGATGCTAACCCCAGATTCTAAACCCGCATGGTGGGACCACCACCAAACCAACTGGTCCGACCTCCCCGTCACCACCAACCCACCCATGGCTGACCTCGACCTCTTGAAGGAACTGGAGGACCTGGCGGAGTTGGTGTTGATCCACACGGAGAGTGTGTCGTGGTTCCACCCGTTCCTGCCGCCGGTGCACTGGGAGAACGAGCCGACGATCTGGGAGCAGATGAACGGCGACGCTGTTGTCGGGTTGTTGCGTGACTACCTCACCGAGGGAGACGCAGCATGAACGCCCGCACCGTCGACCTCTTCATCATCTGGGCAGCAGTCATCGGTGTTCCGCTGGCCCTCGCCAACATGTCATTCGCCCTGTCTGACGATCGATTGGTGGAAGCTTCCATCCACGTCGTCATGGCTTTTATCTCAGCTTTTCTCGGTGTCCGCTCGTTGAGGCGCTTGGGTGGGGGTGAGTGACCAATGGCTCATTGGAAGTACTGGTGGACGATGCCGCTGCTGATCGCCGCAGGCATCATCGGCCCCGGTTTGGCCGCACCCGCAGCGAAAGCAGATATCACGTCCGACGCGTTCGTGATGGCACTCGACTCCGAAGGCATCACCTACAGCTCCAAACCCGCCGTCATCAACGCCGGCAAAGCCGTCTGCGACGTCCTCGACACCGGCTACACCATGTACGAAGCCTCAGTCTTCGTGTACAACAACTCCAACCTGAACCTGTATGACTCAGGCTATTTCGTGGGTGCCGCCACCGCATCGTTCTGCCCTGAACACCTGACCGGGACGGGGTGGGTGTGATGCCCAACAACCCATACATCCGGCTCGCAGAGGTACACGCCGAGGACTGGCGCCGCGACGCGATCTGCAGACAGGTCGACCCGGATGCGTGGTTCCCCGAGAAAGGGATCCGCAACGACTACGCCAAGGAAACCTGCTGGAAATGCCCCGCCCAGTCACGGTGCTTACAGCACGCGCTGGAAAACAACGAGTCCTGGGGCATTTGGGGTGGATTTACCGAGAAGGAGCGTCGCTCCATACGCCGCGGAGAGCTATCCCCTGTTAACCCCTTGAAGCTTCGGCAGAAGCCGTGTGCGATCTGCGGAAGTGATTTCCTGCCTAAGCACAGGCGCGCCAAGTACTGCTCCACGAAATGCAAGAACCGTGCCTATGCGTTGGCTCGCCGGCAGCAGAGGCGAGGCGCATGAACATCGACTGGTTCGCTGTGGAGTGCGCCGCCAATGGAACACCGATGCGGCTCAACACTGATGAGCGTCGAATGATGGTGCGGCGCCGGCCGAACCTCCCCGAGGTTGAGTTGGCTCGGCGATCGTTTTGCACAGTCCGAACCATCGAACGTGATCGTGCCGACTTGGCCGACGCAGAACAGCAGCAGTGCCCCCTGTGTGGTCAAGCCGCGTGGGTGATCCACACCGGGATTGTGGAAGCACACCCGGACAAGCTGCTGCAGGAATGCCCTATGTCGGGCCAGTCGGTGGCAGCTGATTGGGAATCGCAAACCGCCGCAACCGTTGTGTGGCTGTCCAGGCGTATCCGTGTCGGCGACTCCATCGGCGTGTGGGACTACCTCACCAAGCTTCCCGAGGACCAGCGCACCCAACTACTCATGGCCGCGTTGGCTGGCATCCCTGATGTGGAGGATCCGTTCGCGTGGATCACTGAGGAAGTGGAGCAGGTCGCATGAGCAACGGAAACAGGCTCACCCCTGAGCAGGTGAAAACGGTGCTGGCGATGACTCGTGACGGGTTCTCCGCCAAACACATCGGCGAGGTTGTGGGGTGCTCACCACGCACGGTTACTCGTGTGAGGGCCGCAGCCGATGCGCGGGTGATGAACCCTGACAGGTTCACCCCACTCACCGCAGACCAGCTGGAGTTCGCCGAATACCTCCTCGAGGACGGCGCCTCCTACCAGGAGGTTGCCCGCACATTGGGGGTGTCCCGTACCACCATTGAGAAGCACTTTCCTGGGCGGGCGTGGACCAACAGGCAGGCTGCTGAGTTCACCGCGTTGTCGAAGAAGTTCCGTCGGCTGGAGGCGTCGTGATGTGCAGGTGTGGGCACAACCGGTCCTGGCACAGGTATGCGTGGGATCGGTTCCGCCAAGTGTGGGACACCAGTTGTGAAGCCACCAACTATCACGGCCCTGCTGGGCATGAACGCTGCCGCTGCTCGAAATACCAAGACAAGGAAGACGAATGATCACTGATACGAGGGTCATCACTGCGAGGGACGACGCGAAAGCCGCCGCGGCTGCTCTTGATGACACGCGGTGTGCTTTGCATGAGTTGTTGAACGAGGGACCGCCACTGCCGTTCCTGGACCGTGAAGCACTGGAACTCAACCTGGAGGTTGTAAACAAGGCGTTGTCTCGGGTTGATGCGGTGATCGGGTCGTTGGACAGGATCGCAGACAGGTGGACAGCAGCATGAGCGATCCGACTGCCACGTTGGCGTTGTGCAAGTGGTTGGAAGACCGGCTAAAGCAATGGAAAGCAGAAGCCAAACAACAACTCGGGTTGTTGGCGGGGGAGCGGAAAGCCGCCGTCGTATCCGGTCAAGTCATCGGACACGTGTCGATGGCGAAAGGCCGCAAAACCGCCAAAGTCACATCCGAAACGGCACTGCTCGCCTACGTGAAAGCGAACTACCCCACCGAAATCGAAGTCGAAGAACGCGTACGACCCGCGTTCCTCAAACAACTCCTGGACGACGCAGCGAAGAAGGGCGCGTTCGTTGACGTCGATGGGGTTGTGATCGATGGGTTGATCGATGTTGTTGAGGGTGACCCGTATCCCATTGTGAAGTTGTCGGATGACTCGGATGTGACGATCGCTGGTTTGTTGGCTCGGGGTGCTCTCGGGGTGTCCGGGTTGAAGGAGATCGAACAATGACCCTCAAAACCCGTCCCCCAACCGGCGCTGTCCCATGGCCGCTCATCCTCGTTGAAGGTGGTGAGAAAGCCGGCAAATCGTGGGCAGCAGCGGTCCTTTCATCCTCAGAGAAGGTCGGCCGCACCTTGTGGATCGACTGGGCTGAAGGCGCAGCAGACGAGTACGGCGCAATCCCCGGTGCCCGCTACGAAGTCATCGAACACGACGGCACCTGGACCTCCATCATGGAGCAAGTCCGCGCCGCCAAGGATGAAGCCCAGCGTGCCATCGACTCCGGGGAGAAACCCGTAGTCCTCGTGATCGACTCGATGACCGCCGAATGGGACGACCTCAAAGAGTGGGTCGACATAAAAGCCCGAAGGCGCGAGTCGAACCGCAAAAAACTGGAGAAGGATCCCGAGGCGGAAATTCAGATCACCACCGATCTGTGGAACCTCGCCACTGCCCGCCACAAGGAACTGATGCGGGTGCTGATGCGGTTCCCCGGCATTGTCGTGATGATCGCCCGTGGTGCTGACCAGGTGGCGATGGAGAACGGGAAACCCACCTCGCAGCGGACGTGGAAGGTTGAGGGCCAAAAGAATTTGGCGTTCGACGCATCCGTGTGGGTCAGGTTGAACCGGGGTGAGCATCCGCAGATCATCGGCGCCCGCTCCGTCCACGCAGGCATCATCCCAGGCGAAGACAAACCCCGCCGAGTCCCGGATTTGACGCTGGAACAACTGGTGTTCGACATCCTCAAGTGCGACCCGAAGACCGCCCATGTGCGGGAGTTGGAGTCCGTTCAGGACCGGGTGCTGGAGCTGCTGGATTTGATTGCGGCTGCTGAGTCTCGTGATGTGTTGACGGGGTTGTGGCGGGATGCGAAGGCTGGCGAGTTGTTGAATGTTGGTGCCGCGGATGGGCCGACTGTTCAGGAAGCGTTGGCGGCGCGGGCTCAGGAGTTGGAAGCCAGGCAGGCGGACGCCTCATGAGCCGCCGGTTTACGGGGTTTCCCCCGGAAGTCAAGGAACTGATCTGGGAGCGTGCTCACGGTCGTTGTGAACGCTGCAACGAGTACGCCTCAGACGCTACTGCACACCATCGCAGGCCCCGTGGTCTCGGCGGCTCTCGACGCGTAGACACCAACGTGGCATCCAACGGGCTGTGGGCTTGTGGTGCTTGTCATCGTTGGGCGGAGTCCTATCGTGCGCAAGCATTCGAGCACGGTTGGCTTGTTCGTCAAACCCAATCCCCCATCCAAACTCCCGTCCTGTACCGCGGCCAATGGGTGCTGCTCGACGACGACGGAAACACCTACCGGATACCTAACCCTGTGGAGGCTGCTAAGTGACCGGCCACGTGACGTTCGCCAATTGCCCGTTTGGCACGACCGATTGCATGTCATACACCGAGTTCGTGGCGGCGAAGGCCAGGTTCGACAACACCTATGGCCATCAGGTTGACCCGGGCGAGATTCACTCGATGTTGTTGCCGCACCAGCGCGATCTGGTGCGCTGGGCGGTCGCCGGGGGTAGGCGCGCGATCTTCGCGGCGTTCGGCCTGGGCAAGACCGTGATGCAGCTGGAGATCGTGCGCCTGTCGCTAGCCAAGCATGGCGGTGGGCGAGGCTTGATCGTGATGCCGCTGGGCGTGCGGATCGAGTTCGCCCACGACGCCCAAATGCTAGGCATCGAAACCCGGTTCGTTCGCCGCACAGAAGAAGTCGGCGGTGACGGAATCTATCTCACCAACTATGAGAGTGTCCGCGACGGAAAGTTGGACCCGACACTGTTCACGGCCGTCTCACTCGACGAGGCGAGCGTGCTGCGCTCGTTCGGGTCCAAGACCTACCAGTCGTTCCTCGAGCTGTTCGACGGGGTGCCCTACCGGTACGTCGCCACCGCCACACCCTCGCCGAACCGGTACAAGGAGCTGATCCACTACGCGGGCTATCTCGGGGTGATGGACACCGGTGCGGCGCTCACGCGTTGGTTCCAACGGGACTCCACGAAGGCGAACAACCTCACCCTCTACCCGCATAAAGAACACGAGTTCTGGCTGTGGCTGAACACGTGGGCGGCGTTCGTGCAATCCCCGGCAGACCTCGGTCACGATGCCACCGGCTACGACCTGCCGCCGCTGGAGGTGTTGTGGCATGAGGTTGATCCGCCGGCCGATGAGTTCGATTTCGAGCGTGACGGGCAGGGCCAGTTGGTGCGCGGGGTGAACCTCGGCCTGCCGCAGGCTGCGGCCGAAAAGCGCCGGTCGTTGGATGCTCGGCTGTCCAAGCTGGTCGAGATCGTCACCGACCACGCCGAACACGGCGAGGGCCAGATTGTGATCTGGTGCGACCTCAACGACGAGCAGCGCGCCATCGAGAAGGCCCTCGAAGATGCCGGGTTGAGCTTCTCATCGGTGTACGGGTCACTCGACCCGGACGAGGTGGAGCGCCGCCTGGCCGACTGGAAGAACCGCGACACCTACGCGCTGATCGGCAAACCAGTGATGCTCGGGCAAGGCATGAACCTGCAGCAGGCCCACACCTGTGTGTACATCGGCATCACGCACAAGTTCAACGATCTAATCCAGAGCTTGCACCGGATTCAGCGGTTCGGCCAAACCCATCCCTGCAAAGCCCATTTGATCCACTCCGAAACCGAGCGGGAAGTGGTGCGGGTCATCCGCGAGAAATGGGCACAACACCGAGAGTTGACATCAACGATGACCACCATCATTCATGAGTACGGACTTGACCCCGAGGCAATTTCGGAAGCGCTGCAACGCTCCATCGGATGCGAACGCATCGAAACATCCGGTGAGGGATGGGTGTTCGCCAACAACGACTGCGTTCACGAAACCGAGAGAATGGCAGACGATTCGGTGGATCTGATTGTCACCAGCATTCCGTTCTCCAACCACTACGAGTACACGCCGAGCTACAACGATTTCGGCCACACCGACGACAACGCGCATTTCTGGGCGCAGATGGACTACCTCACACCGCAGCTGCTGCGCATCCTCGCGCCGGGCCGTATCTACGCCTGCCACGTCAAGGACCGCATCTTGTTCGGCAACGTCACCGGCGCCGGCGTGCCCACCGTGTCCCCGTTTCACGCCGAGGCGATCTTCCACGGCCGCAAACACGGCTTCGACTACCTCGGCATGATCACCGTCGTAACCGATGTGGTGCGGGAAAACAACCAGACGTACCGGCTGGGCTGGTCCGAGCAGTGCAAAGACGCCACCAAGATGGGCGTCGGCTCCCCGGAATACATTCTGCTGTTCCACAAACCGCAAACAGACAGGTCCCGTGGGTATGCCGACGTACCGGTCATCAAGAGCAAGAGTGACTTCTGGTGCACGGTTCACTCCAGCATGCCCGCTGGCGAGAACATGGACGATTGGGGCGAATGCGACCCGGAAAACCCCTGCCGTCCTGGCTACAGCCGTGCCCGTTGGCAGGTGGACGCGCACGCGTTCTGGCGATCGAGCGGAAACAGGACACTGACAGCCGACGAGCTCGCCGCGCTGCCACCAGACCAGCTGGCCTCATTGTTCACCAAGTACAGCCTGCAGGATGTCTACGACTACCAGTCACACGTCCGCATCGGTGAGCAACTCGAAGGTCGCGGTGCCCTGCCTGCCACGTTCATGGCCATCGCCCCGGGATCGTGGTCACCTCACGTGTGGCACGACGTGAACCGGATGATCACCTTGAACGGGGAGCAGAAACGCCGCAACGTCCAAATGCACGTGTGCCCCCTGCAGTTCGACATCGTTGATCGGCTGATCACTCGTTTCTCGAATCCTGGCGAGTTGGTGTTCGACCCGTTCGGCGGGCTGGGCACCGTGCCGTTGCGGGCTCTGAAACTTGGTCGCCGCGGCCGTGGTGTCGAGCTGAATCCCGGCTACTACTTCGATGCTGTCAAGTATTTGCAAGCCGAGGAGCGCCGGCGCGACATGCCAAGCCTGTTCGACCTTGAAGACGCGTCATGACTGCCGAGTCGATGTTGTGGTTTCGCCGGCGTCGCCGCTACCGGCGCAGCGCGTGGAGGTCACCGCGGTGACCGGCATCTGCATCTGCACGCACTACCGCACCGAGCACGACGAGCACGGCAACTGCCTGGCGAGCGATCTGTTCGGCGAGCCGTGCGACTGCCCTGGCTATGAACCCGACGAAGAGGAGGACGACGAAACATGAAGTTGGCGAGGGCGTTCTGATGTCCGACCCGCGAATCCGACTGCTGTTCAGCCGCCGCGAGCCGATCGCGATGCAGCGCTGCGAATTGTGTGGATGGCATCCGAAAACGCAGAACCATCACCCTGATTGCCCGCGATACGAAACGGAGGAGTGACCGGTGCCTTGGTTCTACGTGGATGACGCGTTCGCTGACAGTAAGCCGGTGATGCAACTCGACTCCAGGATCCGCAACGAGGCCGTCGGGTTGTGGGTTCGTTGCGGTGCTTGGTCGGCGAAAGAAGAGACGGACGGTCATGTGCCCCTTGATGTTGTGAAGGGGTTCGGCGGCACGCCGAGACTCATTCGCGCGCTGCAAGAACAAGCAGGACTTTGGCAGAAACAGGGTTGCGACAACACGCAATACAAGGATGAGACAACGGTTGATACAACGAGACAATCTCAACCAAAATCTCGCGAAATCGTGTTTGCCAACTGGGAGAAATGGCAGAAAACCAAGGCTGAAAATGAGGCGCGGCGAAGGCGTGAGGCAAAGAAGAAATCCACCTGGAGAGCTGGGAAAAAGGGCCGCGACTATGTGGCTCAGGATGGGCAGGTGTCCACCGGGGACATGGTGGTGGACACGGATTTACTGTCCACCGGGGACAGCATGGGGGAGTCCCGCTACCCCGACCCGACCCGACCCGACCCGACCCCTATTCCTTTGGTTACTTCTAGCAGGGGGGTTACGTCAGTAGACGCGAACGTTGATTCCCCCCGCCCCGAATGCCCTGACCATGAAACGAACTCAGAGACCACCAACTGCATACCGTGCATGAAGCGTCGCAAGTGGGACAAGGAGCACCCGGATTACTTCAAGCGGCTGGAGGCTGAGCAACGCCGCCGGCAGGCCGAGGCTAGGCAGGCCGCCATTGATGCCTGCTCGTTGTGTGATGAGTTCGGGGATATCGAGATCGATGATGCGGTCAAGAAGTGTGATCACCCGAATGTCCGAAAGGCGGGGTCACTGTGAGGGATTGGCGTGGGACGACGGTTCATGTGGAGGCGTTGCGGGTGCGGTGCCGTGACTGCTTGGCAGAGCCGGGTGAGGCGTGTGTGGTTCGGGATGAGAAGGGGCGTGTGGTGAAGGTGTTGGAGGCGTTTCCGGCTCATTCGCACAGGATCGCTGACGCCCGTTCTGCGGGTTCCCAAGGCACTGACACCGACCTTGCCCCGAAAGTCGCCCAGCGTGGCGTACAGCCCCAGCAATCAACAACAGGAGACGAACAGTGAGCCTCGAGATTCGCCGCGGAACGCGCGGACCATGCAAATGCCCCGGACCGTACGGACCGGACGAAGAGATCCAATGCAGCCACTGGTGGGAGTGCGACTGGGGCGTCATCGAACACTCCGACCCCCGACCAGATCGAGGCGAAGTCGGTCATCTGATGTTGGCAACCACCGATTACGTGGACCTGCTGTGGAACAACGGACCCACGCCTTTCCTCATGAAGGGCGGACGGGTAGACAGCGTCAGTGTGGATGGTGATCGGTTATTCGTTCACATCGAGTGGGGTGGGAAACGTTGGACGTGGGAGTTGTTTGAGGCGCACATATGCGTCGGTAAGGGTTGGCCACACAACCTGCTCATCGGCAGGTGGCCGGACTGATGACGATGTTTGTGTCGTCTGCGGATGATCCTCGTGTCCAGGCCGCCCAAGCTGCGCGGTCGTGTGACATCTGCAAAGCCCCCAAAGGCAAACCCTGCATGAACACGATTTTGCCGGGGAAGCCGCTGCCCGGTCGGGTCATCCACTTCGGGCGGCTCACAGACAGAAACCGAGAACCGAAAGGCGACGAATGAACAACCCCGAGTTGCGTGCGGTACTCACAGAAGCCCTCAGTGAAGCGCTGAAGCGGCTGTGGACCGACCCCGAGGATGCTGCCGACCAGGCGGACTGGGATGCGCTCCCCGGAAAGCTCGCTGATGTCATCGCGTCTCTTCCGGGTGTTGTGGTAATCCAACTACCCGAACCGTACTTTGAGGCAACGGGCGACGAGTTTGAAAACGGCCGCAAGGATTACGCGTTCGGTGACGTGTCAGTGTTCGCCGACGGAGAGATCCACTTGTTCGGCGCGGTATGGGAGACCGCTGCCATTGAGGAATTCGCTGCGGGAATTCTCGCAGCGGTGGCGGAATCGAAGCGGGCCGCAGCTGCTGCTGCGGTTGTGGCTACAGGGGAGGAAGCATGAACGACCCGGTAGCCCGCGCCGAAGCAATCGCCGCTTACGCCGCCACACCTTGCGCCACATGCCAACACCCGTCATCGCATCACTCGGACATCGGAACTTGTGAAGCGTGCAGTTGCGAATCATTCGAGGAGGTGCCATGAGCGGCGACGCGCAGAAGATCATGATCGCGGTTCAGCGCCGACACCGGCGGACGTTAAACCTGGAAACCGGGCGCTCCCACTGCCAGGGTACGCGGGTGGGTGAATGTGATTTCCGCGACGGTTCGCTCGACGATTTCGAGGCCCACGTCGCCGCCGAGATCGACAGAGCCCTCGGAGGACTCAGGCGGGAGACCCGCGTAATCGAGAGCGTCTTCGAGCTGGGCGTGCCAGAGCCTGCAACCCGATTCGTTACCCACTGGATGGAGATACCTGATGAGTGATGTTGTTGAGCGTGCCAAGGCTGCGCTGGAAGGCGTGACCGAAGGGCCTTGGACGTTCCAGCACTGGGGCGGACAGAACCAGAACGGCGACTACGCAGAGTCGATCCTCTTCGACGGCGCTGGCGAGTCCATGACCTACGGACTGCCCGACCATGACGGCGAGTTCATCGCCCAGGCGCGCACTCTCGTTCCTGAGTTGGTCGCTGAGGTTGAAGAGTTGCGTTTGGTGGTGGCCGCTGCCGCTGTCGCGTTGCGAGGAGAGACCCGATGACCTTGAGCGATGCAATAGACCGGATCAACGCCGAGCGCGTGGCGTGGCTCCGATTCTGCGAATCGGCCGCGGCCCGCGGCGACAAAGAGGACTGCCTAGTCTGCGGGGGCCGGGCCAGCGGACTGGCAGACGCGCTGGTAATCCTGGCGAAAGTGAGGCCCTGATGAACGAGCAGAGGACGCGATACAGGAACTGGGGCGAGGACGGCAAATGGAGGTGGCGAGAATGAGCACCCCGTGGTGGATCGTGTTTTGGGTCATCCTGACAATCGAATTGTTCAGCTTCGCGCTGACGTTCGCGCCCATGTCGTTGTGGCGCCGGATCGACCAGCGCAACCCCAATCTAGCGGGCGGCCTGTGGGGATTTAGCCACCCCTACGGTCCACGGCTGCGGGTCGGCGAAATCAAGCCCTGGTATCGGGAGGATTGAGATGGGACTAGACACTACGCACGACTGTTGGCACGGGGCCTATGGCGGGTTTGCCCGGTTCCGTGAGGTTGTTGGGCGCGCCGCCGGACTCCCCTACATCATCCCTAGTGACCCTGACCACTGGAGCCATGGCAGTCCGGTTCTGGATTTTGACTGGGATCTCTATACGCTCGACAACTACCAGGGTCGATGGCGCAAGAAGGACCCCGTCCCCCATGGAAGAAGAGGTTTCTTGCGACGAGTGCGGGTCGGCCGCCGGCCCGCGTGCTCTACACCCCGGAGGAGTTATGAAGCAAATGATCGTGATGCGCACCGACCTCGGCATGCGTAAGGGGAAGATGATCGCCCAGGGTGCGCACGCGAGTCTCGCGGTGGTGGTGAATAATGCGCCCGATCCCCGAATTGACGAGTGGCTCGCCGGCGCGTTCACTAAGATCTGCGTGCGGGTCGAGAGTGAAATGGAACTTCTCGACATTTACGAGAAGGCTAAGTCGACGGGCCTCCTGACCGAGTTGATCACCGACAACGGATTGACCGAGTTCAACGGCGTACCTACACGGACGTGCATCGCCATCGGGCCGGATACCGCAGAGAACCTGGCACCCATCACAGGGCATCTGAGGCTGCTATGAAACATCGCCTGAAAAAGGGCCGCCCGCGCGTCGCCGACCTCCAGCACTGCGGATTCGAGTCCAACGATTGCGTTGGGAAGGTGTTCTGCACCCGCCGCGAGGGCCACGGCGGGTGGCACATGTCGGCCAGGCCGGGCTCAAAAGAGCCCGTCTATTACGTGACTGAGATGTCCATCTACATCCCCGACCGCTCGGACGCCGGGGTGGCCCATCTGATCCTCGAGCCGGGGGAATCATGAAGCTTGATACACGCTCCGCTACCGAGCGGGCCAAGTTTGATATCGCCAACCTCTGGAGTGGCGGGCACATCGGCCTACACATGGCCCAGTGGGGCTACAGGGTGGTGGAGCAGCTTTTCACCCCAGACACCGTGCACGCCTCGATTGCGCCGGACAACGGGGACTTGACGTTCTATTGGCGCGGCGGCGACCGCTCGATCCACCTGGACCTGTTCATTGATCACACGTGCTGGATGGCCGCCACCCGCCCGGGCAAACGCTTTAAGCACTACAGCCGCGACGGCGAGATCGCGGATTGGATGCGAGACGAATTGGCAGATTTCTCGGCCGCGGTAGAGGCGGCCAACCCTAACTGGCGGGAGCAGGAACTGTGAGCAGCGAAGCCCAAAACCTCATGATCGAGGTGATCGATGCGCACACGTACGACGGTGCAGACAGGGGGTTCCTCGGCGAGCACCGTGTCGAGTACTGCATCTGCGGGTGGTCGGAGGAAGGCGACGGCGTACACACCGCGCATGTGGCTTCTGAGGTTGATAAAGCCCTCGGAGGACTCACCCGTGAAGAGCAATGGGTTCCTGTAGAGGAATCCGGACACCGCTGGGCGGGTCGGAGCAGGGAGGTCGCAGAGGTCTGCCTCAAGGACTTCTCGGTCACGGGAATCTGCCACGACCCGGAGGTCGACTCTCCGCTTGTCCGAATTGAGCACGAGGCCCGCTGGGTGTCGGGATGGAGCGAGGCATGAGCGACCGGTTCTACGTCCTGGACTGCGACCGGTGCGGGAAAACCCTCGGCTGGACTACCAACGGCGCGTTCCCAACGCAGGGGTTGACTCGCTGTGTCGATTGCATGCGGGAGGTGATCGCGTGATTCAGGTTCATTGCAGGGAGTGCAACCGCGAATCCGAGAACTGTGCGCCGAAACCGAAAGACGAGAAGTGGCGGCGCAAGATTGCCCGCGCATTCGATGGGAGCACGTTCCCGCACATGGTCCGCGCTGATGACGTTCTCGCTGCACTGGATACCGAGGGGGAACAATGAGCGGCAAACGCTGGTGGCTGAAAGTCGCGGGTGAAGACGGATCAACGATGACATGGCCCGATCCAACTGATCCCACCAGCCTTGAGTGGCGGTTGCGGTACGCGCCGGACACCATCACAAGCGCTGACCATCTCGCGCTTGCGGCATTCGTCCACGCTTACGTGCATCTGTTTGTGATGTCCTCGCGGCTGCGAGACCTGCGGGTCCGTCAAGTGCGCGCCGCGCTTGCTGACGCGCCTACCGAGGGCGAGGAAAAATGAGCACTCCTGAGCGTGCGGCGCTGGTTGAGCGGGCAGCGCAAGCCATCTATGAACAAACCTCCGCCGGCAAGTTGTTTCCTTGGGCCACCCTGACCGAATCGCACAAGGTGCAGTGGCGGGCCATGGCGGATGCTGCGTTTGATGTCCTCATATGGGCTCCTCCCTTTTGAGCGGCCGCAAGATCGTGTCCCCCGTCGATCACATTGACCGGGCCAAAGAGGAAGCCGCCGCGGGGGATTACCAAGCAGCTCAGGTCCCGTAGCTTATCAGGGGTTGAATCGATGACCGTTCGCCATCCGGCCTGGTGGTCCGCAGTTACTACAGCGCGCACATGTTTCCTATTACCGAGAACCGCAGGGAGGGAATGACTATGAAGGCCTCAACGCAAGGGACCGACATCCCGCATTTGAGCTCTGAACACCGCGATCGAGCTTGGCGCGATAGGTTCAACGCCCGGTGGCACCATGACTACGGCGGGTGGATACGCACCAGGCCGCAGGATGATGCGTCGACATTCGCCTTGATTCCCGACGAGCGCTACGGGCCGTTCGTTGAGGACCACTCGTGCCCTTACTGCCTGGCCATACATCAACCCCAGGAATGCCCCGTCCTAAGCAGGTACGCCGGCAGGGCGATTGCGTCCGATTACGACACGACGCCCAAGAACACACAAGCGGGGTTTTGTCTGTGATTCTTGCTTCCCAGGCTCGTTTCCTCACTGAGAGCCCTGTTTGTCCGGTGTGTTTCCAGCCCCGCACCGAGCATTCCACCGACTGCAAAGGACACCACAAATGAGCGTCTACGCACTGAAGCAACCGCGTCCCGGAGGGGGCGAGTGGATTCAGGAGCACGACAGTCTGGAGGCCGCACTCCAGTTCCAGTCGCATAGCGGCGGCATTCTCGTCCGCCGCGAGGCTGTACCTGGGCAGCCTGGACTGTGGTGGGTAGAGGTCAACACCGAATTGCCCAGCGATGTCGGGTCGGTTGTGCAGTCTGAACCCAACGAAGCTAGGAGGCCTGAGAAGTGACCAAGCCGATCGACATCCGACGCCCATGCGGAAACACCCACAAAACCCAAACACATGAACCCCAACAAACGCTGAACACCAAGGTAAAATCCGAATCTTGGAGGTGCCCATGAGCGACAAACCTCATATTCTTTACCGCTTCTACAACGCGGAAGACGATCTTCTCTACATCGGAATCACAAACAACCCGAGAAGCCGATTCAACCAACACCACGCCGACAAAGCATGGTTCAAATCAGTCGCCCGCTCCACGATGCAACACTTCGCCACCCGCGCTGAGCTCGAAACCGCAGAGGTAGCAGCGATTCAATCGGAGATGCCGCGATACAACGTCGCGCACGTAGTCCACAACAAGGGAGAGCTTCGACCCAAGTCAATATCCCGACGACCAATCAGTCCCGACGCCAATAAATTCCAGGCCCCGGACGCCATCACAAGCGACGCTCCGACTGTTGAAGACCGCGAAAACCGCATGGACGAGATCGAAGAACAGATCTCCCGAATCCCCAGGCTCATCCCCGGCGAACGATGCCCCTCCTGCGAAATGATCCTGCTCGCACTCGAATACGACGGATTGGTGAAATGCCTCAACTGCTTGAACATGTGGACACCCGACGAACTTCAGGAAACCCTATGACCCAACCAGCAGAGGATGGCAACCTCCCCGCCGCCAAAACCAGACTCGGAAACGCCATCTCCGCGCTCATCGACCCAAAACCCGAATACACCGAAGGTGCCACCAGATGGCGCGACTCCCTCTACGACCAACTCACCGAAGAAATCCCCGGCTCCCAAGGCAACGCCTCCCGCATTCCGCAATCCTCACCACCCCTCTGCATCGATGCCGTCGAACTCAAAACCGAAATCGACGCCACCGTCGCAGCATGGGAACCCTCAAGCTACTGGGTGTTCGGACCCCCATACCCCGTTCCACAACGCGACCTCACCCGCGAACACACACCACTAACGGTGCTACGCCTCCAACTATTGGAACGACGCCCATGGCGGCCCCAAGACGCCCACGGCATCGAACAAATCTCCGGAAGGATCGAAGCCTGGTGCGAATCCATCAAAACGATGCTCAACCCGCCACCGAAATGGTCACTCCCAAACCCGTGCCCAGCCTGCGACACCGCCATCGTGTACCGGAAGAACTCAGCCGGCGAAACCGTCCGACAACCCGCACTCCAAATCGGCCCATCAGGATGCGTCTGCCAAAACTGCCACCACGAATGGGGACCGCAACTGTTCCAGCACCTCGCCAACGTTCTGGGCTACGAACTACCCGCAGGAGTCCTCGAATGAGACACGCCAACCTCCCCACATCCCCTAGCTTGCTTGCGACATGAAGATTCATATGCCATCATTGGGTCGGCAAGTGAAGTGTGCCCAAAGCCCGAAGACCTCCACAGGTTCGGGCTTTTATTCATTCCCGGGGAGGCCAACCATGAGCACCTTCCCCGCACCCCGCACGCTCACCGAACGCATCCAAGGCGCGCACCTCAACCTGAAACTCGCACGGCAGGCAGGCAACCCGGACATCATCGCCGCCGCTGAACGCATACTCAACCAGCCCAGGAGAAACCGGCCATGACCCGACGTTTTCGCGGTGAACCGCACCTGCCGCCCGATGCCAAACCGAACGCCGCCGTTGACCGCTCGATCCGCTACGCAAGCCAGGTTGCCGAACTCGCCGCTGCCGACATGTGGGAAACACTCACCCCGCCGCGGCGCGCTACGCGTATCGCCGACGAGCTGGAGCGCACCGACTGGGGATTCGGCCTCGGCCTGCTCGCGGGACTCGGGGCCGCCGTCGCAGCCATGCTGCAGCTGTGGTGGCTCGCCGCGCCGCTGCTGGCCGGGGCGTTCGTGTTGTGCTGGTGGTTCGGGTGAGGCGCGCAATCGCCGGTGCGCTGATCCGGCTCGCGCACAAGGTCTACCCGCCCAAGATCACCATCAGCGAGCCGGACTACGGCAAGGCCGGTTTCGCGTCCGGACGGGTGAAGGAGTAGTTGCCAGCATGGATCCCCAGAAGTTCCGCAAGAAACCCCTCGTCAATCGAAGCGATGCGATTCACCGGTTCAATGAACAGTGCCGAGCAGATCGCCGCATGGTGCGGCGGGCGAGCGGACTTCGATCCCAAACCGTCTGACCCGACCGATGCGAACGTATCTATCGCGATACCCACGCTTGAAGGAACGATGCGCGCGAGCTGCGGCGACTACGTCATTCGTGGCGTTCAGGGCGAGTTTTACCCGTGCAAGCCGGACATCTTCGAAGCCACGTACGAGGCGGCGGACTGATGCCGCTCAAACACCTCCGCTTGTGCCCCGACCCTTGCAGCAAGGTTCGTTTCTCGGCGTGCAGCAAGGCTTGCCGACTCCCGAACGATATCGACCCCGAGTCGTGGCGTATCAACTTGCAGGACGGCGCCGGCACAATCGGTGGCGAAGGGTGGGCTGACAGAATCAGCGACGGCCTCGCAGGCGAATATCCCAAATGAGCAGCCTCACAGACCTCACGGACTTCCTTAACCGCACGCTGAACAACCTGGTTCACCCCGGCGACGAAAACACCAAACCCTTCCCGATCCTCCTGCCCGGGCTGCGCACCATCAGTGTCCCCCCGGAACTCGCCGGCCAGTTCGCTGAAGAGGCAGGCCTACCGCACCTCGATACCCCGAAACTGGTCGCGGAAGCGCTCGCCGCGGCGATCACCCAAAACTATGTGATCCTCACACGCGAAGAGCACGAACAACTACGCCAGCAAGCAGCCGACGCACCAACCGGCCACCGCGTCATCAACATCCGCACCACACCCACAAAACCCCCTGTCTTGTCGATCACCATCGACAAAACAAGCAACGATGTTGTTGTCCCCGCGAAAGCCCTGCAGAAAGCGTCCGAACAGTGATCCACATTGAAGTTGACGGGAAAGTGCTGATGCACTCCGACCCTGGCGAGTGGATCACCACACCTCCCGACATTCCAGCAGTCCAAAAAGCTGGACCCAACGAACCGTGGATGCTTCTAGTCCAAGCGGCGCTCGCCAAAGCCGCCACCCTCGCGATGGCCGGGAAGAAACCCGAAGAAACCACAATCTGTGTCACCACACGGAAAAACGGCTGGATAGTGGACTACACCAATGGATGACGCAGCACGCGCCCGCCTCGAACTCCGCCGATCCAACGCCGCCCAGCCGCACCGAAACCGGCACCGCGAACGCAAAACCGGACGAACCACAGACCGCAATATCTGCTACTGCGGCGACGCGGACTGCCCAGACTGCGGCGAATGGTACGAGTGACGAACTGAGCCCACACATGACCGACGTCGTGATCAACGGAACCCGATACGTTCCCGAAACCACCAACGGAACTCCAATCGGAATCGGAGTCACCACCCGAAACCGGAACACCATCGCCGACGAGACAATCGCCAAAATTCGCCGCCACACACCCAACGCCAAACTCGTCATCGTCGACGACGCCAGCGACGAACCATACCCAGCAGCGACCTACCGATTCACTCAACGCGCAGGCATTGCCCGAGCCAAAAACAAATGCCTCGAACTCCTCAACGGCTGCGAACACATCTTCCTGTTCGACGACGACTGCTACCCCATCACCGACAACTGGTTTCAGCCCTACATCGACTCACCCGAGCCGCACCTGATGTACCAGTTCACCGACCTCGCCGGCGGACGGAAACTCAACGACGTCACAAAGGTCTACGACGACGGCCAACACTTCGCGCTCACCGGCGCCCGCGGCTGCATGATCTACGCACACCGCAGCGTCATCGAACGCGTCGGCGGCCTAGACCCCGACTATGGCGGCTGGGGATGGGAACACCCATCGTGGTCCGACCGCATCTACAACGCCGGACTCACCTCGTTCCGGTACGGCGACGTATGCGGCTCCAACAAGCTCATCCACTCCATGGACGAGCATCTGGAAGTAAAGCGTTCCGTCCCGACCGAGGAACGCAAAGCCGCCGCCGACCGCAACGCCGACCTGTACTGGCAGCACCACTACACCAGCAGCCACCACATCCCCATCGTGGAACCCGACCGGCATGTGGTGCTCACCTGCCTGCTGTCGAACAAGCCCGACCCGCAACGCGGCACACGCATGCGGCCCGACGTCAAACTGCTCGAAACGCTGATCACCTCCATCACCGGAGGTGAAACCGTCGTGCTGTGCGACAACCCACTCACCCACCCGCAGGCGTCATTCGAGCGAGTCACCAGCCCAGTCGACAACCCATACTTCGCGCGCTGGTACCTGTACTACCAATGGCTCCGCGCCAACCCCGACGTCAAATGGGTATGGTGCGTAGACGGCACAGACGTCGAAATGCTCAACGCACCCTGGAAACACATGGAAACCGGGAAACTATACGTCGGCCACGAACCCGCCGTCGTGGGCATCGACTGGATGCGCGACAACCACAAAGCCACCCACCTGCAAACATTCATCGACACCCACGCCGACCACACCCTATTGAACGCGGGGATCGTCGGAGGTGACCGTGAAACCGTCTTGTCATTCACCCACGACATGATCGCCGACCACGAAGACCAACAACGACGCATCTGGCACAAAGAAGACACCAAAGGCACCATCATCGGTGACATGGCCACACTCAACTATGTTGCCTACACCAAACACGCAGACCGTCTCGTCTACGGGCCGCGCGTCGCCACCATATTCAAAGCCAACGAACGCAACCCGTGGAGCTGGTGGAGGCACAAATAAACATGGACCAGAACCTGAAACCCGGCGACGACGTATGGGTTGACTTCGACGGACTCGAACACGAAGGCACCGTCGAGAAAATCCAAGCCGGAGGCTGGGTCAGATGCTCCATCGTCATCGACCCCGAATACGACTACGGCAGCATCACACCACGACTCGCACCACACATCACCGTCGCCGTGAAAACCACACGCATAAGGCCACGATGACCCACACCATCGGCATCGTCGCCCACACCACACGCGCAGAACAAGCCCACCAACTCATGGAAACCGTAGGCGCCGCATACATGAACATCGACAACGGCGCACTCGGATGCGAAAACAACCACCGCAAAGTCTGGCAACACCTCACCCGCCACAACACAAACTGGCTCGTCGTACTCGAAGACGACGCCATACCGTGCAACAACTTCCGCGACCAGCTCGACGCAGCGCTAGCAGTGGCACCCAGCCCAGTGGTCAGCCTCTACCTCGGGCGAGAACGACCCCGCGAATACCAACAACGCATCGCCAAAGCCGCTGACACCACAGCACACTGGCTCACCTGCCGACGACTACTCCACGCAGTCGGAATCGCCATACACGCCGACCTCGTACCCCACATGCTCAACCAACTGCCCAACGGCAAACCCATCGACGAAGCAATCAGCGCATGGGCACGCCACCAAAGCCACACCATCGCCTACACATGGCCCAGCCTCGTAAACCACGCAGACACACCACCAGTCATCGCAACCAGAAACGACAACCAACCACGAACACCAGGCCGCGTCGCATGGCAACACGGAACACGCGACACCTGGACCACCGACACCCAACCGATCTGATGCCACGCGCGCCTAAGGTCTGCCGACACGCAGGCTGCACCACACTCACCACAACCGGCACATGTCCCCAACACGCCACACACCGCTGGGGCAATGGTGCTCGGCGCACAACCACTGCGGCACACAAAGCTTGGTCCAAAGCTGTGCGAGAGCGCGACGGTCGCTGCATGATCCAGCTCCCCGGATGCACGGGCGGAGCAGACACGGCGGACCATATTCACCCAGTCGCTTTCGGTGGCGACGAACTCAGCCTTGCCAATGGCCGGGCCGCCTGCTGGCACTGCCACAACCGTAAGTCCTCCCGCGAAGGACATCGCGCACAAGGCCACAAGCCGCGCGGCTAGATAGATAGAACCAGCCTCGGCTGATCCCCGAGGTGAGAGCAGCCCCGTATCTCCAGGTGCGGGGCTGCTCGCAATTCCTGGAGAGATAGATGACAGCAGTCTGCGAGCAGTGCGGGTCTGACTTTGTGCGGCCAGCGAGACGCGGACGACCGCGACTCACTTGCTCGGACTACTGTAAGCGCGCCAGGCGCTCGAGGCTTCAACTCGATCGAGACAAGCGCTACCGCGAAGAGCACGGCGCGTGGCGAGAGAAGCGCAGGATGCGCAGCTACCCCGAGACGTGCGGGGTTTGTGGGCGGACATTCGATGCCAAGCGCAAGGGTCAGGCTTTGTGCTCGGTCGAGTGCCAGTTCGCCGTCAGGAATCGGGCAGCGCATGAAGCGAACCGACAGTCGTCCATCCAGCGCAGACTGCCCGTGCTCTACACGGGCGATGGTGTCGTACGTGCGACGCATAGGACGTGGACGTCTGGGTTGTGCGCGAGTTGTGGCGAATGGTTCGTGGCAGGAGCACGCGCACGGTACTGCTCGAATCGATGCGCCCAGCGCGCTCATAGCGAACGCAGGCGCGCTCGTGAGGCCGGAGCGACAACGTCGTCCAGAGTGCGCCGCCGGGAGATCTTTGAGCGTGACGGCTACCGCTGCCACCTCTGCGGCGAAATGACGGACCCCACGCAGCAGGTGCCACACCCGAGGGCGCCGACCATCGACCACGTCCTGCCATTGAGTCGAGGTGGGTCGCACGAGCCCGCGAACTGCCGGTGCGCGTGCTTCCTGTGCAACTCGGTCAAGAGCGACCGTGTGGGCTGGTCACCCCGGCGAATGGCGAGTTAGCTTGACCTGCGGAAACGCCGAGGGGGGGGTGGGGGAACCCCCTGGCTAACCCCGAAACGCTCCCGGTAGGCGC